CTTCTGGGGTCGCATGACCGCCAAGGGCCCGCTCATCGGCAAGGGGGGCGGCGATGCCTGATTCCTTCCCCGTCCAGGCCTACACGGACATTCGACCCACGCTCCAAACCGGCGACGTGGTGACCTTCATCGGCGATTCGCTGCTCTCCAGGGCCATCCGCATCTGCGCCCCTGGCGGCTCCCACACGGCCATGGTGTTTCGTGTCCCCGGCTACGGGTCCGTGATGCTCTGGGAAGCCCTGGAGTTCGGCTTACAACTCCGCCGGATGCGCCACCGTATTTCAAATTACCCCGGGCGCGTTCTGGTGTCCCGCCTTGACGCCCCGGAGTCCGTCAGAACCGATATGGGGCGCATGATGCTGGCGTTTCTGGGGTCGGATACCCGGTACGACTGGCTTTCCCTGTTCCGTAACGCATGGCGGCGTGTCCGGCTGAACATGAGCCGGGGGTTCTGCTCCGAGTCTGCGCAGTATGTGCTCATGCAGCACCACCAAATCCCCTTCAACTACGAGGCCATGACCCCGGGCGAACTTCTCGCCGCGCTCCCGAACACCATCCAACTCGCGCCCTACAGCGCGGAAAGCGAGGCCCAAGGATGAAACGCACCACCTTCAAGTCCCTTTCGGCTCTGGCCCTGATCCTGGCCCTGACGCTCTGCCTGCCGGGCTGCGTCACCACGGGAGGCGGAACCGGGCAGACCCCGCAGGAAAAATATGCGGCAGTGGTCAAGCAACTCCCCGGGGTCATCGAGGCGTTGGCGGATATCGCGCTGACCGCCCCGGTGGATGGGCAGACCAGGGCCAAGCTGGTCGAATACGCCAGCCTCGCCAAAACGGCCGCCGCCGCCGTCGCGCAACTCAACACGTCCGACGCCGACACCCTGGCCCGGCTCCAGGCCATTGTCCAGGCGATGTCCACCACCGTGCAATCGTCCAGCATGGACACACAGACGAAAAACCAGGTCGCCGGATACGTCGCGTGGGCGGGCATGGCGATGCGCGCCGCCGCGCTTGTTGGCGCGCTGATATAGGGGGCCGGGCCATGTCGCCGTTTACCCCCGAAACCCCGACCCCGGAAAAGGTGGGCTGGATCGTGCAGTGGATTGACGCCGTTCCCGCCGTGGCCTTGGCCTGCGCCGGGGGCGTGGTGCGCGCCCTGATGGCAAAACGCCGACGCTCGTGCCGGCCGGTTGTCCTGCTCCTGGACCTTCTTGTCTCGGCCGTCGTGGCGGCCTTCGCCGGGGCCGTGACCTATTTCTTTCTGGACGGGGCGGACATCTCGCAAGGCGTCAAGGCCGGGCTGTGCGGCATGGCGGGCTATTCGGGGACGGAACTCCTGCGGGTGTTCTCGCGGCGGCTCCTGATCGCCGCCGGGGACTGCGATGTGTAGCGCCACGCACATGGCCGTGAAGGCGGCCGGGGGCTGATTCCCTATTTGGCCTTGCCGGGTGACCCTCCACACCAAAGGCAAGGCCCCGCCAGCCAGGGGGCGGAAGTACCCTGGCGATATTTCAGCATTTGAGGACACAAGATCCATGAGCACCTTCCGCATCCAGAAGAACCGCGAGAACCCCTATGTGATGCTGGACAAGTTCAGCGTCAACGACTCGGGCTTGTCCTGGAAGGCCAAGGGGCTCCTGGCCTATCTGCTTTCCAAGCCGGATGACTGGGTTGTGAAAGAGCATGACCTTGTGGCTCACGCGAAGGACGGACGGGCGGCTATGCGGGCTGGCCTCGAAGAGTTGATCCAGGCCGGATACCTGGTGAAATACGGGCGTCGCCGCGACGACAAGGGACGGCTCTACGAAAACGAATACCAAGTTTTTGAGCGCCCCTTGGTAGACTCATTACTTAAAGAGGCTGTTCGATTTCCCTACGTACGGAAATCGAACATGGATAAAACCAGCGCCAAGCCTCGTAAAAAGCCCCGTTACCCCAAGATCAAGCGCGAAATCACATCCAGGGCCGACGACGGTTGCGCGACGGGAGAGCACGAGCGGGTGAACGATATCGAGTTCATGGAGGCGGTCAGGGCGGATAGCCGGAGGCGGATGGGGCGGGAGAGGCGACAACCATGACAAAAAAACTCAACGCGAGGCAAAAGCAATTCGTCAGGGAATACCTACTTGACCTGAACGCCACCGGGGCCGCGAGACGCGCCGGGTACAGCGAGAAGACAGCCTACTCCATCGGGTTTGAACTCTTGAGGAAACCTGAAATTCAAAAGGCTGTCCAGGCCGCGATGGAGCGACGTGCCCAAAAAAACGAAATCACCGCTGACATGATCGTTCGTGAGTTGGCGAAAATCGGGTTTGCGAACCTCGGAGACTACCTGAGCCGAACGAGCGAGGGGGAGCCGTTTATTGACCTGTCCAACATGACGACCGAACAGTCCGCCGCGCTTTCCGAGGTCACGGTGGAAGATTTCACAGACGGGCGCGGCCCTGACGCCAGGGAGGTCCGCCGGGTCAAGGTAAAGCTCTGCGATAAGCGGGCGGCCCTTGTGGACCTCGGGAAGCATATCGGCATGTTCAAGGGCGACACAGGCGACGACGATGCGCCGATGCCGGTCAAGGTCGAAATCAACGTCATCGATGGACGGAAAGATCCTTGAGCTACCCCGCGCCGGTCATAAGCCCCACGCTGAACAAGCCACAGGCGAGGTTTTTAAACCTCAAATGCAAGTTCCGCGCCTTCGTGACGGGATATGGCGGCGGGAAGACCTGGGTTGGAGCGGGCGGACTTGCAAAGCACTTCTACGAGTTTCCCCGGGTCAATGCCGGATATTTCGCGCCGACATATCGGGATATCAAGGACACCTTTTACCCCACAGTTGAAGAGTCGCTATCCGATTGGGGGCTCACCACCAGCATCCGGGCCGGTGACAAAGAAGTGGATGTGCGACGGGGGCGGCTCTACCTCGGGACGATCCTTTGCCGGTCCATGGATGATCCGGGCGGGATCGTCGGCTTCAAGATCGGCAAGGCCCAGGTGGATGAAATCGATGTGCTTGCGCCGGACAAGGCGGCCGTGGCGTGGCGAAAAATTTTGGCCCGGATGCGCGTAAAGCGCGAAGGCCTTCAAAACGGGATCGACGTTACCACCACGCCGGAGGGGTTTCGGTTCGTTTACAACCAATTCGTCAAACAGGTTCGGGAAAATTCGGTCCTCGCGGGGCTTTACGGAATCGTCCAGGCCAGCACCTATGACAATGCGGCCAACCTCCCCGAAGACTACATCCCCTCGCTCCTGGCCTCCTATCCGCCGCAGCTGGTTGACGCCTACATCCACGGCAAATTCGTCAACCTCCAGACCGGAAGCGTCTATTCGGCCTACAGCCGCAAACTGAACGCCTGCGCCGATAAGATTGAGCCAGGCGAAACGGCGTTTGTCGGCATGGACTTCAACGTGGGCAAGATGGCCGCCGTGATCCACGTCAAGCGCGAGGGGCTTCCCCGGGCCGTGGGCGAGATCGTTGGCGGTTACGACACCCCGGACATGATCCGGCGCGTCAAAGAGGTCTTGTGGACCTATGAGGGCGGGGCCTTCAAGTCCTCGCGGCAAGTCCGGGTCTACCCCGATGCGTCCGGCGACTCGCGCAAGTCCGTGAATGCCTCGAAGACCGACCTCGCGCTTTTGCGGGAAGCGGGCTTCATCGTCTGCGCCCCGTCCGCGAACCCGCCCGTTAAGGACCGTGTGAACGCCATGAACGCCATGTTTTGCAATGCCGAAGGCCAGCGCCGGTACTTGGTCAATGCTTACCTGTGCCCGAGCTATACTGAGGCATTGGAGCAACAGCCCTGGGCGGCGAACGGAGAGCCGGACAAGAGCACGGGGCATGACCACCTCGTGGACGCCGGGGGCTACTTCATCCACCACGACTATCCGCTTGTCCGCCGCACCTTCTCCGCACAGCAACAAACCGGGGGGTATAGGAGCTAGATCATGTCCGACAGCAAAACAACCGTCGCCACGCCGCGCCCTGAAGTTTTGGCGCATCAGGATCGCGCCCGGGTCGTCAAAGACCTCATGGGCGGGCAAGTGGCCATGCGCGCGGCCGGGGATCGGTACCTGGCCCGGTTTGTGGGCGAGGAAATTGCGAAATGGGAAGACCGCGTCAACGGGGCCACGCTGTTTAACGGCTACGAGAAGACCCTGGCCTACCTGACAGGGCAGGTCTTTTCCCGGGATGTGGCCCTGGCCGATGACGCAACCCCGGAGTTCGCCGCGCTCATGGAAAACATCGACGGCGAGGGCAACAACGTCACGGCTTGGGCCGGGCCCGTGTTCTCGGGCAGCGTCAATGACGGCTTCGGCCTGATTCTGGCGGACTCTGAATCCGTGCCGACCCGTGCCAAACCAAACGGCACCAGGGAATATCTGGCCGGGAAAGACGCGAACGGAACCGAGACCTGGGAGCCGCTTACCGCCAGGGTCGAGGCGGCCCTTGGGCTGCGTCCGAAGCTGGTCTACGTGCCCGCTGAAAACGTCCTGGGCTGGCGCTACGAGAACCAAGGCGGGAAAAAGCGGCTGGTACTCCTGCGGATCAAGGAGACATACACCGAGCCGGGCGAGTGGGACGCCGACGATAAGGCCCGCGTCCAGGTCCGGGTGCTTCGGCCCGGCCGGTACGAGGTTTACCGTAAGTCGGACGAGGGCAAGGACGACTGGATTTCGGAGCAGTCCGGCGCGCTCCCTGGCGACGAAATTCCCGTGGCGTGGTTCCGGCCCGGCAAACCCATGTCCGAGGGCACGAATTGCCCGGCGCTCGAGGCCCTGGCCTGGAAGAACGTTGAGCACTGGCAGAAGCAGGCCGAGCACAACATGCTTATGACCTGGGTTCGCTCCCCCGGCATGTTTGCGGCCGGGGCCAGGGAGGAAGACAAGGTGCCCTGGGGCCCGGGTGTGCTCACCAAGATTTCGGACCCAACCGGCTCTGTCCAGGCTGTGGGGGTCGATGCGGCAAGCGTCGCGGCCTCTCGGCAGGAGCTTGAGGATCTGAAAGCCGAGATGGCTCTTTTCGGCCTCCAGCTGCTTATGCCCAGGACCGGCGACGAAACCGCCACCGGTCGCGCCCTGTCGGCGGCTGAATCGGATTCCACGCTCAAGCGGTGGGCCTTGGACTTCAAGGACGCGCTCGAGCAGGCCCTTGTGTTTGCGGCGACGTTCATGGGCGGCAACGTCAAGGCCCCGTCCGTGTTCGTCAACACCGAGTTCCGCCCGGCGATCATGGATGACGCCTTGGCGCTCCAAGGGCTTTCCGACGATGTGAAAAGCGGCGTCATCAGCCGGGAAACCTACCTGTCAGAAAAGAAGCGGCGCGGCATCTTCGCGGATGATTTCGATATCGAGCAGGAGAATGAGCGGATTGCGAAGGAGCAGCGGGCCGGGACGTTTCAGGCTGCGGCTACCTCGGCTTTCGCGGGCATGGAGCAGCCTCCGGAGGCTGGTCAAGCTCAAGGTCAGGCAGCGTAATGTCCACGTCCACCTTCGGGCCTTCGACGCCGGGCTTTCCGGCAAGCGCCGGATCGGTCGCGGCCAGATCAGGCGGCATGCTTTCCAGGATCATAAGCTTGCGGCCAAGCGCGACTTGCGCCCGGCGGCGCGGGGTCATGTGCGTGGAAATGGGCGGCTGCTTGGCCCATTCGGCGTGGAGGCGGGCGAGCTTTTCCGGGTCCGTGATTTTTCCTTGTGGCATGGGGGATCGGTAGCACCATGGGCGAGTCCACGCAAGACCTCCTGGATCTGTACTTCCGGGCCCGGGCCATCGCCTTCCGGTATCGGCTGGATGTTTTTGAGTCGGCCGCGCTTGAGCAGATTCTTGCGACGTTCGACCAGGGCCGGGCCGAGGTCTTTCGTGAGTTCGCGGCCAAGTTTCAGGGCATGAGCGACTGGAAAGCCGAACGGCTGCAAGCCCTACTGGAGTCCATGGACGATATGACCTTGGCCCTGCGGCAAACCCTGTCCGGGCAGTATGTGGCCATGGCCGCCACCGCTGGCGCTCCCGCCCTGGCCGAAGCCGCCGCCGCGCTCACCGTTGGCGGGCTGTCGCAGGTAGCCGTCAATGCCGTGGACCTGACGCAAAGCCAGCTTCAGGCTTTTTTCCAGGCTACGCCCTTGGGTGGCCGCAGGATCGACAAGTGGGTCAACGCCAGTTTTGACGCCACGGTGCAAGCCCAGGTCCGGCAGGCCATCAACGTGGGCGCCATCAAAGGCGAGGGCTATCCGGGGCTGGTGAAGCGGGTGGAACAGGGCTTCGGCATGGCCAGGGGCGAGGCCGTGACCCTGACGCGTACCTTCGTGAGCGCGGCGAACAATGAGGCCCGGGACATGGTTTTCAAGGCCAACCCGGACGTGGTGAAGGGCTGGAAATGGTTGACCAGCGGCGACAATCTGGTTTGCCCTCGGTGCCTCGCCCTTCACGGCCGCCGGTTCGACGTGGGCAAGGGGCCTCCTATCCCTTTGCATCCCCGGTGCCGCTGCAACCGTGGCCCGGTCACCATCACCTTCCGCGAAATGGGCATCCCCATAGACGAGTTCCAGGGCGAAATGGACAGGTGGGTGGTCAGGGGCAAAAAGGGCGCGGATGGGGAGCTGGTGGTGCGCAACATCGACGCCGGGAACCGGAATGCCGTGGTGCGCGTGTCCCGGGCCAAGGATGCCGATGCGTGGTTTCAAAGCCTGTCCGACGCCGAGAGGCGGGCTACGACGCTCGGGCCGGGCCGGGTCAAACTGCTTGAGGAAGGCAAAATCGGGGTGAAGGATCTTTTGCGAGAGGATTTCACGCAAAGGACGCTTGAAGAACTGAACAGGATCGCGGAGGGGAGATGAAAAAATGGGGGTTTGTGAATGCCTGACATCCAGGGGCCGACGAAAGCCGATGCCCGCCTGTTCCTCCGGCGGCTTCAAGAGCTTGGGCCGGACGCCGGGGGCACCGGCGACATCCGTTCGGTCATCCGTGAGATGCAGGAACGTCATGGCATGGCGGAAAAGCGATGCCTGTTCCTGCTCGACAAGTGGGCCGGACGGGGTTGGTACGACTACGGAACGTGCGTTGACGGCGGGTGGCTGACGCCGGAGGGCTTGGGGGTTGATGTGAGCAAGGGGGGAACAAATGCCTGATTCTCCGACCATCAAACAACTTGCGGAGCGCATTGCCGCCCACATCGCCAAGGCCAGCGCCGAACGCATGACCGGGCAAGTCCGCATCGAAGTCAATATGTCCCAGGGTGGCGTGAAGGACGTTTTTCTTGACAGGCGGGAGCGTCTTCAAGCATCATAAAAAATTTTGTTGACATTTTTCTTGCTTTGCCGGATAATGTCGTTGTCGTAAGTAGGGTTCCCATAAGGCCCTGATTTTTCAGGTTCCCGAGTGGCCCCGGATAGGCGCGAAAGCGTTTGTCCGGGGCTTTTTTGTTTTCCACCATCAAACCGTCTGGCCCGGGGCCGGGCGCACTCCCCGGAGGGGATTATGGGCTTGCAATTCAAGGTGACCGACCTGAACGCCGTGCCCGAGGCGCTGCGTTCCGCCTACGTCCAGAAGGACGGGGCTTTTTTCTTGGACGTGGAAGGCGGCGTGGTGCCCGAGGCCGACGTGAAGGGGCTCAAGGCCAAGAACGACGAACTTCTGGGCGAGAAGAAAAAGGCCCTGGCCGATCTCCAGGCCGTCCTGGATACCGCCAAGATGACCGACGAAGAGCGCACCCGGCTCAAGGCCCGGGTGGATGAACTCGAAAGCCAGGTCATGACCAAGGAAGAACTTGCCGCGAAGGCCGTCAAAAAGGCCCGCGAGGAGGCCGAAACCGAGAAGGCCAAGGTCAAGGCGCAGTCCGACCACTTCCAGAAGCTGTTCACCGACTCCCAGATCAAGGCCGCCCTGCTCGGGGCCGCCCAGGAGTCCGGGGCCTACAGCGCCGAACAGGTTCACGGTCTGCTGGCCGGGCGCACGGCGCTCGAAGAGGTCCGCGACGACGAAGGCAAGCCCACGGGGGCCTACGTCCCGAAAACCACGGTCACCATCCTCGACGGGGACAAGCGCATCGAAAAGACCCTCCCGACCGCCGAGGCGGTCAAGGCGTTCTTGGGCCTGCCCGAAAACAAGAACCTCGTGAATTCGACGGCCCTCCCGGGGGGCGGGGCCAGGCAGGGGGCTTCCCCGTCTGGGGAGCCCGAGAACATGACCAGCACACAGAAAATCGCCGCAGGCCTCCGTGCCCGGGGGCTGGCGTAAGGAGAACCAGCCATGGCTTCCCAGACTCTTGCCGAAGCGAAAAAGCTCATCAATGACCAGATCGTCGCCGGAGTGGCCGAGGACATCATCTCCATCAACCCGTTGTACGACGTTCTCCCCTTCGTCGACTACGAAGGACAGGCCATTCTCGTGAATCGGGAAAACGCCCTGGGTAACGCCGGATTCTACAGCGTGGACGACACCATCACCCACAAGGCCGCCGCGACCTTCGCCCAGGTGCCCTTTTCGGCCACCAAGATTATCGGCGACGCCGAAATGGACAACCTTGTCCAGGCGCAGTCCGCCTCGGCCGGGGTTGACCAGACTGCCGTGGAGATCAGTTCCAAGGCCAAGACCATCGGGCGTCTGTTCCAGACCGGCATGGCGACTGGTAGCGGATCGTCCCCGCAGATGTATTCCCTGCACTCCCTGTGCGACTCCGGCCAGTACGTCACCGCTTCCGAGGGCCGTGCCCTGAGCTTCGCGCTCCTGGATGAGCTGATGGACCTCGTGAAGTCCAAGGACGGGCAGGTGGACTTTATCCAGATGGCCCCCCGCACCATCCGTTCCTACAAGACCCTGCTTCGCGCCCTGGGCGGCACCTCGGCGGACTGGGTTGTGACCCTCCCCGGCGGACGCACCACCATCGCCTACGAGGGCGTTCCGATCTTCAAAAACGAGTATCTGTCCGTGGCCGAAACCGCCAATGGCGCGGCTCTGACCGGCGGCGCGCTGACCTCCGTGTGGGCCGGATGTTTCGACGACGGCACGGAGAAGATCGGCATCGCGGGCATCCACCCCAGAAACATCCCGGCCGGGGTCGTGGTCAGCCCCGTGGGCGAGTCCGAGACGAAGGACAGCCTGATCTGGCGCGTGAAGATGTACGCCAACTTCGTGAACTTCAACCGGCGCGGACTGGCCCGGCTGACCAGCATCAACAACTAGCATCCCGGATCGTGGGGCGCGTGCCTCGCGGCATACGCCCCACGCCAAGGAGCCCCAGAAGATGCCCACCATCGTCATGAATTTCAGATCCACCGGAGAGCCCGGGAGCCATGAGCGGCATTTTGGGTACGACTGCGTGGTTCAGGAAGGCGGCTCACTGGCAACCACCGTCCCGCAAGGGCTGGCGGATTCCGAGATTTTGGCAGGGCGCGCCCGGCTGGCGGATGAACAGCCGGAGCCTATCGCCCCAGCCGACGCGCCCCTCCCGTCCGCCCCCCTGGCCGACGCCCTGGACGCCATGAGCGTCAAGGATCTTCGGGCTTACGCCAAAGAGCGCGGCATCACCATCGGGGCCGCCGCAACCACCAAGGACGCCATTCAGGCTGTCATCAGGGCCGTTGCGGGGGAATCCTCGCCCCCGGCCTCTGCCTGATCGTCGGCGATGCGCCGGGGGCACGACATGACCTTGAAGCGTTTTGGAACCTTCGCCCGGGACCACATGAGGCTTGTTGCGTCAACCGCGCCGGGCTCTGGTATCCGCAAAATTTCCGCTTCTGGGTTTCATGGCACGCCGACTTGCTTCCCGGGTGGGAAAGCCAGCGCCACGGGCCCGAATTATGGTCGAACCAGCCGTGGCCCGGCGTTCACGTCGCCCAGGTTCGGCACCCTTACGGGAGTTCGGCCATGATCGGATTGCAGCTTGCCCTGGACACATGGGGTTTCGCCCGCGCCGTCATCATCGGTGTCCATCTGGATGGGCCCTATGACGGCTACCGGGCCGGGTGGCCTCCGGTGAAGCAGGAGAAGGGCAATCGCGTCCGGGCCATCGGCGGCTTCGCGGAACAGCTTTTCGGGCGGCCTGACGCCGCCTTTGTGGGGGCCTGACATGGCGCTGATCGTCGAAGACGGAACCGTGGTCACCGGGGCCAACACCTACGCTTCCATAGCGACCGTGACCGCTTATTGCGCTTCCATGGGCTACGCCGAGTGGGCGGCCACGGGCGTGACCGACGCGCAGCGCGAAGCGGCGATCCTGCGGGCCATGGCCTACATCGAGGCCCTGTCCTGGTACGGCATCAAGACCGCAAGGGACAACCCGCTGGCGTGGCCCAGGTCCGGCATGTGCGACCGCGAGGGCTACGCCCTGGACTCCAATGCCGTGCCCGCCGTGGTGGTTAAGGCCCTATGTGAAGCCGCCTACCGGGAATTGAAAACGGCCGGGACGCTTCAGCCGGACGAAACCCGCGACGACTCGTTGACCTCGCTGTCCGTGGCCGGGGCCGTGAGCCTGCAATGGGCGGCCGGCGCGCCATCGAGAACGAATTTCCGCATGATCCGCGACTTACTGGCCGGGCTGATCCAGGCCGGGGGCGGAATCAGGCTGGTGAGGGGGTAGGGGCGATGCCGATTCGTCGGGTCAAAGACCTCTCGGGCCTCGTGGCCCAGGCCAAAATGCACTCGCAGGGGGGGCATTACTGGCACGTTTATCTTTGGCGCGACCGGGAGGCTTTCATGGCCGGGACCATCGGGAACGATGAAAAGACCGATGGATGCCATTGCTCTCGCCCGATCCTTGTTGACCCCGAATCTGGCGAGATGCTTCCCGATCCCAAGATGGGGGAGGTCCATTTCATCGCCCGGACATGGGACATGGAAGTGGTGGCCCACGAGCTTCAGCACGCCATGCTGCACCGCCTTCGCGCCCTGTGCCCGAGTTACAAAGCCATCCTTGAGCGGGACGAAATCGAAGCCGAGGAAGTGATTTGCTACGAGTTCGGCCGCTGGTTTCACGGCATCTATAAGTGGCTTTGGGAAGTTGATCCGTCCCCGGGCTGGAAACGAACGGAATGGGGGATGCCGTGATCGACATCCGCACCCTCGCCGCCAACGCCGTCGCCAAGGGCTTCGGGGCCACGAACGCCCCGCAGTCCATGGCCATCCGGCGCACCACCTTGGGGGCTTACAACCCGGTCACAGGCACCAGCACGTCAACCACCACGGATTATGCCTGCACGGGCATCCCGGCCAGCTACGGCCAGCATGAAGTTGACGGAACTTCGATCCTGACTACGGACAGCAGGGTCGTCATCCCGCAGTCCACGCTTTCGATCACGCCGACCACCGCCGACAAGGCCGTCATCGGCGGGGCGGCCAAGGCCATCATCCATGTGGGCCAGGATGCCGTGGGCGCAACATGGATTCTCCAGGTGAGGGCGTAGCACCATGTACGAAGACATCCAGCCGAACGCCGACGCCTTCGCCCGGGCGCTCGAAGCCCTAGGGGAGAAGATCGAGACGGACGTTTCCATGCTCATCCGGAAGGTGCTCTTCGACCTCTTGGGCGAGATCATGAAGGGAACCCCCGTGGATACCGGCCGGGCCCGGGGTTCCTGGTCCATGGGAACGGATTGGAGCGAGTGGGAGCTTCCGGAGGGCGACTACGGCAATGTGGACTTCGGGTCCGCCATCGCCAAAATCATGAACGAGGTTTCGCTTTCGGATCACTACGTGCTTTTCAACAATCTGGACTACATCGAAGCGCTTGAAAACGGCCATTCCAAGCAGGCCCCGGCCGGGTTCGTCGCCAAGGCCCTGGCCGCTTTTGCGGAATACATGGCCAGGGCCGCCAAGACCATGGGCTACGAGGTGACGGCATGACCCCGAACGAGGTCCGCGCCGCCCTTGATGGGCACCTGTCCACGGCCGTGTCCACAATCCCCGTGGCGCGGCCCGGGATTCCGTTCACCCCGCCGGAGAACGTGGCCTGGATGCGGCCCGCCTTCCGTCCTGGCCAGGCGTTTGAAGGCGAGATCGGGCGCGTCGGGCTGTCCAGGCGCACGGGCGTCTATATCGTCCAGGTGTTTGCGCCCGAAGGGCTCGGCCCGGGCCCGGCCCTGGTGCTGGCCGGAATGATCGAAACCGCTTTTCGTCGGCAGGACGTGGGCGGGGTGGAGTGCGGGGAGCCCTACGCCGGGGATGTGTTTGAGGATGCCGCGAACGGCCCGTGGTTGCAATGCAACGTCACCGTGCCCTGGTGGGCCTGGATCGGGGAATGACAATAGATCACTTTTCCGACTTTAGCACCATGCCGCCCCCGGCGGTCGTCCTGGTCAAGCACGTCTGCCCGGCGTGCGGCCGGATGATCGAGGAGGCGGAGCCGAAATTCGCCCGCGTCGTCTGCCCGAGATGCGGGGAACGCATCATTTTCAGAGGGGGCGTGGCCGTCGAGCATCGGCCCAAGCGCCGACAGTAGCCGCGCCCCGCCGTCGAGCCCCGGAGCCTCTTGAAGGCCGGAGGGCCTGGAACAACCAGGAACTTCCGCCCAAGGAGGCCCCAACATGGCTACCGACATCGCCAAATCCAAGCGACTCCAGGTCTTTTGTGTTCCCGAAACCACCCCGGGAACGCTTGTCTTCCCGTCCGCCGCGCATTTCGTCTGCCCGGCCGGGGATGTTTCGCTGACGCAGACCCCGACCTACACCGACTCCAAGGAATTGGCCGACACCCTGGATGTGCTCGACCAGTTCACCAATTCCATGCCCCCGGCGGACTGGTCCTTTCCCATGTACCTGCGACTCGCCGGGGCCGGAGCCGCGCCCCAGGGCGACATCCTGTTCACGTCCATGCAGGGCAGCAAGCAGGCCAGCGGGGCCGTGACCGCTGCCGTCAACCTGCTGGCCGGGATCGATTCCGACGACGACGAAATCCCCTACGACACCGTGGCCGGGGGGGAGCTGCCGCCGGCCGGCGTCATCCAGATCGGCACGGAGAAGATTCGGTACGCCGCCAAGACCTCGACCACCTTGACGGGGTGCGTTCGTGGGTACGCCGGGACCACGGCCGCATCGGCTCTCGACAACGCCGCCATTTCGCTGATTTCCCAGGTCTACAAGCAGACCACGGAAAGCCCATCCTTCAGCCTGTGGGTCATGCAGGACTGGTTTTTGCGGTTCTGCTCCGGATGCACGGTCAACAACAACGTCATCGGCCTCAAGAAAGAAGACGCCGTGATGCTCACCATGAAGGGCCAGGGCATGCGCACGGGGTGGGCCGGGGAGTCCGAGTTGACGGCCGCCGCCTCGGCCGGGGCCACGGCCATCGTCGTGGCCAACGCCAAGGTCTTCACCGTGGGCGCGCGCATCCAGAACGTGACCAAGAGCGCCAACAATTCCGGGGCCGGGTTCGCGATCACGGCCGTGGACGTGGTCACCAACACCCTGACCCTGGGAACCGCGGTCCCCTCCGGCGGGTGGGCGGAAGACGACGTGATCCGGGGCTATCTGCCGACTGGAGTGCCCATCGGAACGGCGGTCGAGTGCAAGGACATCGTGGTCAAGGTGGGCGGCGTCGAGGGCCGTATCCGCGCCACCGACCTGACCATTGATGTGCCCAAGACCTACCTGACCGACGTCCTGGGGGCGGAGTTCCCCGAGGAATACGTTGAGGACACCCGCAAGGTCACCACCAATCTCAACGTCTACTTCAAGAAGGCCGACGCCGAGCGGTTCTACCAGGCCTACAACGGCGAGGAAACGACCGTGGAGTTCATCCTCGGCAGGACCGCCGGCTACAAGGCCAGCCTCTTCTATCCCCGCGTCAAGCTCACCGTCCCGACCATTAAGGCCGAGAGCGCGACCGTCGTCCTCGAAATCCCGGTGACCGCGCTCGGGACCGTTGGCGAGGACTCGTTCTTCATGGGCCTGGAATAGCTCAAAAGCGGGCCGGATAGGGCGCGCGCCCGACAAGCGGACACCCCGGCCGCTTCCGGCCCGCACAAATCGGGGAGAAAGGGGAAATCGTCATGAAGTTTTCGCTCAAGCCGAAAGAACGCTGGATTCGGATTCCGACGCTGCCCGTCGCCAAGTTTCTGGTCGTGCCCATGTCCGCCACGGAGGAATCCGAGTTGGCGCGCGGGTTCCAGGATTACGACTCCCGGTCCAAAACCTACCAGATCAAGGACCACGTCGCCTATCTCAAGGCCAGGGCCGTCCGGATCATCCGGGGATGGAAGGGCCTGCCCGGCGAAGACGGCAAGGACATTCCGTACTCCACGCAGGCGCTCGACGCCATGTGCGAGATGCACACCAGCACCATCGCGGACGTCCTGGCCGAGTCCGGCCGCGCGGACGCCATCGAGGCCGAGGCCGACGAAAAAAACTAAGGGCGTGGTGCGAACGGGTCAAACCGGGGGGGCAGGAGGCAACGCAGGATGAATGCTTCGACATCTACGACAACGTCCCCCCGTGTGAGACTTGCCCGCGCCGCGAGATCTGCGAGGCCGACCTTTTCCCGACCAACGCCCTGGCCTGGAAAGTTTGGCGCACCCTTAGCGAGTTTGACCGCCCCATAGGGGCTATGGGCGGCGCCGGGCACATCCCTTCCAAGGTGGCCCGGGAAGAGGTCCAGGCACGGGGCGGCACCGAGCAGGACTTTGAAAAAGTGCTCCTGATCGAGCGCATCCTTTACCCGGCCCTGGCCGAGGCCTGGAAGGCCGCCAGCAAGGCCGGGGACTCAAAATAAGCCGGGCGGCCACCCGCCGCCCGCAAAATTTCCGGCCAAGCATCATCGGCCGAGGGTCTTTGAAAATCGAGTATGTGTGGATGCGGAAAGGGCCGGGGACACTCCCGGCCCTGGGCTACAGAAAGACCTTGTAGGAGAACTTCAGGGCCTCCCCCAGCTTCTTCGCTGCGGCCTTCCCGATGGGGCGCTTGTCATTCTCCATGCCGGAGATGCTCGGAATAGGAATCCCTGTGGCCTCGGAGAGCTGCTTTTGGGTCATACCCATGAGCGTGCGCGCGCCACGCAAGAGGGAGCCCGGCGTGCCGTCGGAAAAAACTTCAGACGCCGGGATACTCGCGGAGGCCTCTTCGACGGCAAGCTCCACGGCCTTCAGGCGGCTCCCAGGGACCACGACATGCACGTCCCACATCCCGTCAGTACGGGGCGTTTTCGTGAGTTCCAACATAGATCACCTCCACTACGCGAATTGATTTGTTTTCGACTTCCCAGACCACCACGTAGGTCGGGCGGCCCTTGTTCAGGTGGCAATGGTATACCTCTCCAGCTTGGTTTTTCAACTTTCCGAAATGCGGCCTGTCCGCTTGAAAAGGGCCTTCATCTTCGATGCTCCGGCGTAAAGCCCTCAAAGCATCAAGGATTCTCGGAGGGAGCTTTTTGGCCTGCTTGGCCGCCCTGCGGGTAAATGTCACTGTCCATTTCATGAGTATATGTTAACATTTTTTGTGAACCTGTCAACCAAAAATGCGGCCGGGGCACAAAAAAAGCCGCCCCGAAGGGCGGCCTTGAGAAGTTTCAGGGCTTCCCCGGTCATTCTCTTGGGTTTTCGGCCCGGGCCTCACGCGAAGCCTTGCGCACGATGCGCCGGACCTCCATCATCCCATAGGCCACGGCCTTGGCCGAGCCGGGCACGATGCGTTCCATGGTTTCCAGGGAGAGCGGGGCCTTTCCGACAATGCGGTAGTCGATGCGCGTCATGGCTATCCCCTCCCTTATCCTTGCACCAGGAGCCGCCACGCGGCGGCCATGCCCTGAATGCCGTCATAGAGCAACCGGAGCGCAAGGTGGGCGTTTTCACCCGCCATACGCATCATCTCCCGGGAGGGCTTCACCACGTCGTCGAAGTAGTTGCCCACGTTCGAGACGCGTCGCTCATGGAAGGGCGCGTAGGCCGCCTCGTGAATGGCCAGGACTTCCTTACGGAACGCCTCATAGGCCACGACGGCGCGGTGTTCGAGCCGGTGCCAGAGTTCGGGGTTCTCGGGGAGGTTCCCATAGAAGCGGGCGTAGTCGCGCAGGGTCACGGCGTCGCAGCCTGCGGGGAGGGCCTTCTGGGGTTCACCCTTGGCTTCAAGGGCCAGGGTGTCGATGAGCGATTTCACGAACAGCACGGCGCGGGGAAGCTGCTCGACGGTCAGTTCTTCAACGGCCTTGATGCCGAGCACGTCATGCAGCCTTCGCCACGCCGCCTTGTAGGCTTCCTGGTTCGGCCCGCCGGGCAGAAGGCCGACATAGCGGTTGACCATCCCGGTAAGCTGGTTGCGTTCCTTGGCCGTGGTCAGGCGGGGAGGATCGGAGGGCGTGGCCGGGGCCACCTGATATTGTCCGGTCTTGCGGATCGCCGGGATCACTTCCGAGGCAATCCAGTTCGTGAAGCGGTCGGCCTCGGGCTTGTTCGAGCGGAAGGCCAGCTTGTAGACGGCGGGTTCGGAGATGGTGGTCAGGGGGGTGTTTGAGCGAAGGCCGCCATGCTTCTTGGGGGCGGGAGTTCCGCCACCCTCATGTTTTTGGGGGCCGGTAACTCCGGCACCCAAGACCAGAACCTTTTTCCATTCAGGCGGCATAGAGGCCAGGACGGAAGTCTTCCAAGAGATGCCAAGCGCGGCGCAAACGTCCTTGGCGACGAACCAGGGGAGAAAATCGTCTTTGATGGTCCTGATGTTGTGCCCCTCGAAAACGAACGGGGCGGGGATGGGCGCGTTGCCCGTAACGGTGGGATCGGTTACAATGGCTTCAGCCATGGCGGACCTCCGTATAAGGTCTGGTTGTGGTTAGGTCCGGTTCGGTGCTGGTAACACCGGGCCGGGCCGCTTACTTGGGGCCTTTCTCCCTGTCCAACTTCTCCTTGATGGCTTCGATGATCCATTCCCGGATTGTTCGGCCCTCCTTTGCCGAGGCAACCTTCACCTCCCGGTGAAGATCGTCTGGAAAATTTCTGATGTTTAGGGCGTGCATTGCCGTCCTCCTGGTTACATAGGTAACGCTCGTTACTGCCTGTGTCAACCCCAAATCCGGCCCACTCCGAAAAAGTCAAGACAAATTTGCCATCGGCAAAATCTTTGCGTACCTCCAGGTAAAAAAGGAGGGACGGAATGAAGATCGTCGGGTTTTTTCTCATGGCCCTGGCCTTGAGTGCTGGGACCGTCCACGCCCAGAATGTTTATGATGGCTGCAAACAGCCATGGGGGGTTGATCTTGGCAAGAACGCTGACTTTGTGGAAGAGTCTACCGTTGAAAGCCAAGGCGGCGTGTACACACCCCCTTTCGGGCTAAAGTATTACACTAAGAAGAATCCAATGCCTGGGCCACTGGACGGGACAAAGGTCTATTACGAGGTAGTTGACGGGAAACTTGGGGCAATCAGGGCGACGATTAAGGGTGGGAGCGTAAGCACATACAATGATATTGTCCACTTCTTAAAGTTCACATGCCCATGCAATGTGACGGAAAACAAACTTTACTGGTCAGCAAAGTGTTTCGATGGGGCTACCGCGTGGGTCGGTAATGGGGCGAATGTGATGTTATGGATTGAAAACGACGCTTTAGCCGCCAAGGCACGGGCATACCTAAAGTAGGGTGGCGGGCCGGGGAATCCGGCCCGCAAACGGGAAGTCAAGAAAAAAGTTATGGCCGTTGACTTTTTGCGGGGGGAGACGGTATCCACCAAAAGCATAGGCGTGGCCGAGCCCCGCCAGGAGCGGAACCCATGAACGAAACAGATCTGATCGAGGCCCTGCGGAGAGACGCCGCGAGGATGGGTATGAACGAGGACCAGTTTTTCTCCATGGCAAGAGACGTGCTTGAACGAATCCAGCGCGTCGATCTCTCCGAGATGGCAAACGATTTTCTTGACCAGAGAAACAGAATCGCCGCGAAACATTCCGAACTGGCAGGGAAGATTGCCAGGGGGGCAAGAAAGACCGATGGCGCTCTTGAATTTCCTCTATAAAGACCAGGAACTTGCAGATTCTCTTTATGCCCAGATTTTCAACGGGCTGATGCACTCCATCGAATGCGGTCAAACAAAAGCAGATTCGCAAACGGGGAGTGGCAAGTTCACCGTCGGCGTTGTGGGTGGGGGAATTGACGGAACGTCGTCGTCCGGAGAAAGCCATGTCGAAAAGACAAACCCACATGACGTTGTTTTTATAGACGTCCTGAAACATCTTGAGCCAAGCTACAAGACAGACGTTGCCACGGTGTCCCCCGGAGACGTGCTGTTCACAAGGGGCGAGCTTTATATCATCGACAAGGAAATGATCCGGATAGGCTTTGAACTGGCGGGGAAGAGGGCCATCGAAAGCCTCGCGGGCGAGAAGAAAAACCACCAGATTGGGAAGATGCTTACCTCCCACGTCAAAAACATCCTTGACTATCAGAAGGATGATTCGGTTTATGTCATCGTTCCCGAAACTGGCGGCCAAGTCACGGGGGTTGTGAAAAACAGGAGTCTTGGCGACAGTGTTTCGTCTTATGCCATGAAATTCGGCCCGTTCCCGGTTCGGCACGTGTGCGTGGTTGGCATTGTCGAAGACGGACCAGCACGGCCAGCCGAGACGGCGGCCAATCCTTTCTCAGCCGGAAACCTCAACCAATCAGCTATCCAGGTGGCGAAAATGATTTTTGCCTCCGTGGGCCGCCAGCCGGGAGCAATTTCAGTTAAGCCACTCGCCCTCTTTACCTTGTTCAACACGGACACGCCGCACACCGCCTAAAGCAAGCCCCGCTGAAATCCACGGGGCCAGGGGAAGGGCTATTCTTCGCATCTCGGGCGTTTCGTGTCCCATGGCTCGACGCATAGGTATTTGTCACCCAGCACAGCCCGATATACCAGAGAATTTTCGTTGCAGTAAACTCGAAAGACCATTCCTTTATATCCCTTGCCAAGTGCGTGCCCACCTTCACAGGTATCGCATGTGTGTCCAGACACCTGGACGACCTCCTTAAAGTAGGCAAAATCAGCTTGCCGAATGTCCATTTGCGCGAAGGCCGCGCCCGGGATTGATATAGCGGTCAGAAGCGCCAGTGCTTTCCACATAATGACTTCCTCCTCGTTTTTCTCACCCGATACAACGGATTGAGATTTGGGTGGTCTCCTCTTCATTGAAATACGCCGATATACGTCACCACGTATGGGCCGGGGTCTATCGCCCTACTTGATCCAAGAATAAACATTTTCCCGCCATACTTAAACTTTTTGAATGCGATCATTTTGCCCTTTGAGGTGTCGATAAGTTGCGACAAAATGTATTCACGCGGAAGGATAGCAACAACATCATCGTATTTCATGCCTATGAAGATTTTATTGCTTCCGACACTGATAGAATCAACAAGTTTCACTTTCCCAAAATCGGAAGGATCAAGATCTGGGAAAGGATTCGCGAGTTGGGCAAAAGATGGTAGTTGAAATAACAAGACAACAAGCAGCGCCACGAAAGCAGTTTTCATCATTTCCAGCCTCCTCTTTCCCCCGCCCGTTATCAGAAACATGATCTGACGGGCAACAAAAAACCCCGCCGGGGCGGGGCCTTTTGGGGGAAACGCATGGGTCTATTTCCAGAATTTTTCTTCGCTGATCCCAAACCTGCGGAGAACTGATTTAATAACCGGGATGGACAGTTCGGTTCCATCGCCGTGGTTTTTGATCGGTATTTGCGGCCCTTTTGTCGGGTCTTCCCCGGTCGGCCTGATGAGAATGATCTCCGATCCCTTGCCACGCGAGTTCTTGAGAGCCTTGACGCCGTACTCCTTGAGTTCGGCTATAAAATCTCTCACTCGCATGGGCTTTTTAGGCATGGCACACGTTCCCCTGTGGGAGCGGAGCGGCAAACATGGTTTGGTAGAACGGGGCCTTTTGGGCGACAGGCTCCTTGCTGCGGGTTTTTGCCGTCCTGAACTCGTCCCAAACCTCCTTGGGGGCTGGATGGTACAGGTTGGACATGTTGTTGTTTGAAAGAGCGCAAGAAACCTGGGCCACGATCAAGTCCTTGATGTCCGAGGCGGCCTGATCCGGGGTGTTCCCGGTGGCAACGATGTCCAATTCGAGACAATGGGCAACCCAAATCCCGTCCTCAAACTTCACAAGGACCGTGAAGGCGAGTCGCGGGGCTGAATGCATAACATCCCTCCTGTGTTCAAAATCATAAGACAGTGGCAGCAGATATAGCATGGGATGGCCTGGGAAAGTCAACTTCAAATTTCCCCCGTTCATAAAAATCAACACGATACGTCGCCAAGGCTTTGCCCGCATCCACGCATTCTCGGTTTTCGCCAACCAAGGAGACGAGAATGCCCGGCATCCGCATAGACGTAAACACCTCCGGCGGCATCAGGAGCTTGGCCGACTTCCGAAAGTCCCTCAAGGACACGGGGGCGGACGCCAAGCTTTCCGCGTGGGAAATCAAGCAGCTTGAGGATCGCGTCAAAAAGAATCTGGAGGCCGATAAGGCCGCCAGGGCCGCCGATAAATACGCCAACTCGATCCGCTCCATGGGTAAAGCCGCCGGGCTTTCGGCCCGGGAAATGTCCGACCTTGAGAGGCGGCTTGGGTCACTTCGACGTGAAGCCGAGACGGCAAACGCCGGGTCTTCGTCGCTATCCGGGGGAATCACGTCCCTTGCGGGCGCGTTCAGCCGGTTCGCGCCGCAAATTCTGGCGGCCACAGGCGCTTATCTGTCCTTAGGCAAGGCCATGGAGACGGTCTCAAATTTCGTCAACAGGGGCTTTGACTTTAACAAGACCATGGAGACGGCCTCCCTCGGCATCGCCTCCATCCTTTCCGCCACGCAAGAGATCGTGACCGCCGAGGGCCGCAGGCTTCAAGGCGTTGAAAAGCTCAACGCCGCGCAGGCCATATCCCGTGGGCTGATGAAGGATATTCAGATCATGGGCCTTCAGACCGCTGCAACCACCAGAGACTTGGTTGACGGATTTCAGATGATCCTTGGCCCGGCCACGCAGGCGGGCATGAGCCTCGACCAGACCAAAAAGGCCATGATCGGGATTGTCCAGGCTTTCGGGGCGTTGGGCATCCCACTTGAGCAGTTGAGCGCGGAATCCCGGTCCCTTTTTGATGGCGACATTAAGCTCGGGCAAGACCGCTTGGCAGGGTTCCTTGGAATCACCAAAGAGCTGGTCCTGGAATGGCAGAAACAGGGCGTCTATTTCGACAAGCTCAACGAGAAGCTTGAAGCGTTCCGGGTCGCCGGGGACGCAACGGCAAAGACATGGACAGGGCTTTCGTCAAACTTGGCCGAGTCCTTTGACGTGATCGCCGGGCGTTCCACGGAAGGTCTTTTCGATAGCGCGAAAACGGCCGTGTCGGAAATCACCGGCCTCCTCATTGACACCAAAAATCTTGGGCTCGGGCAGGACATCCAAAACATCGTGTCCCTGATCCGGCAGATGGGAGATGACTTTGGAAGCCTGCTTGTGTCCGGGGCGCGGGCGCTCGTCAAGAACATCAAAGACCTGGACAAATGGATTGGCGAAAACCGGGAAAAGATCGAATCCATCTACGAAAAATGGAAGTCCATCGGCTCCCAGATTCTAGAGATCGTGGGCAAAGTCTTCAGTATGGTGGAGGCTTTCGTTCAAATCGAGGTCGCCACGAGCAAGGCAGACCTCGCGCTTGGGCTGGTCAAGGCGTCCGTTACGGTCATTAATGAACTTGTCGGCTACGTCGAACTGGCGTTTTGGGGCGTTTCGACGGCTATCGTTGCGGGGTTGCTTGGCCCTCTGGCAGACGTGCAAAACGCTATCGCCGCCCTCGGCAAGACGAGCATCGGCAGTAAGTTGATTGACGCCGAAACCGTAGCCGCGCTGGAGCAGTACGCGGCGAAGAATAACGCTACGGTTGAGGAGTTTGAAAATAAGCTTGCCGAGGTCGCTTCAAAATACAGAAATACTCCATTCCCGGCGTTTAAGGAGGCATACAACCCTGACGTTAAAACAAAGACCAGGGATGAACTTTTTCGCGAAGAACACAATCAGTCCTATAGGGACAACCTTAGGGGCGGCGTCGAGCTTCAAAAACTCCAAAATCAAGAACTTGCCAAACAAAAGAGCTTTCTGGCCCAAATCAAGGAAGCAAACAGCGCGGCGCTTTCCGTAGAGCAGCGCCGGGCAGACGCCGCGCAAAAATGGACGGAACAGCGCACGCAAGCCGAAGCGTCCATGGCCTTTGCCCAGAAGACCGGGAACTCCAAGCTACTGGAAGAGGCCACGGCCATGAAGGACTTGGCCGATGCCGGAGTGGCGAAGGCTTTTGACGATATCGCCAAGGCCGCCACCCGTTCCGGCTTGTCGGCCGCTAAGTCCGCCCAGGATGCAGAAAATGCGTTGACCTCTTTGGACAACCAAATTGCGATTCTTGAGGCCCGGCTGTCTGGCGACACCCTCAAGGTGCGTCTCCAGGAGATCAACAAAACGTGGGACGATGCCCTGGGCAAGGCCAAGGCCAATGAAGCTGCGGGCAAGATTTCCGCCGATCAGTTCAAGCAGTTTGACGACCGGATCAAGGCTGGACGTGGCCTGGACATCCAGCGGGCACAGGCCGAAGCCGCCGCCGATGCGCTCAAGCGCGTGGCCGACATCATGGGCGACATCGCCGACGCCTCCGGCAGCCCGGCGCTCAAGATCAAGGCCGGAAACATGAACCTTGAGGCGTGGGAGCGTGAGTCCCGGCAGGCCGTCGAAATGGCCACGCGGGACGAAGCACAGCGCGCCGAGCTCATGGCCGCGCTTGAGCAGGGCGTGGCCGCCAAGCGGCTTGAAATCACTCGCGACGCCTACGAATCCATGTCCTCCGTGTCCCAAAAGTATTGGGACGCCGAAAAGGCCCTGATCGAGCAGAACCTTGCCATGGTCAAGGAAACCGCCGACGACGAACTGGCCTACAAGATCTATGCGGCCCAACAGTGGGACGACTTCAACCGCCGCAAACTCGAAAGCCAGGCCAATTCTCCGCGCTCCCAGGCCGAGGCCATCCAGGCCGTCTTTACGCTCGACAGCGGGTCCTACAAGTCCGAAATGGGACGGCTTCAGGACTCGTGGAAGTCCACGGCCGAAAGCATGTTGTCGCTGTCCAACGATCTCTCTTCCGGGATCGCGCAGGGCTTCGGGGACGCGCTTCGCGGCCTGGCCCAAGGCGACATCCAGAGCTTCGAGGACGTGTGGCGGTCGATGCTGAACCGGCTCACCGACGCCTTTGCCTCGTTCCTCGAAGACCTCCTGACGCAGTGGCTCAAGCGCAACGTGTTCGACGCGATGCTTGGCGGCACGTCTGCGACCGGCGGCAGCGCCGGGGGCATCCTGGGGGTTATGTCCAGCCTCGTGGAGCCGGCCGCTTCGGCGCTCTTCCAGGGCGGCGGGGCTGGCGTCACGCCGGCCATGTCGGCAACCGGGGGCGGCGACGTGGCCGGTTCGCCGTGGGCCAGTGGCGCATCTGGCATCGTTGGCGGGGCCGCCACGGGCGCTCTCGCGGGCTCCTGGATGCCGGTCATCGGGACGCTCATCGGCGCGGGTATCGGGCTTCTCGGCGGGCTTCTGACCCAACAGGAGGAAGAACGCGAGGCACAGCCCGCCTACAGCGCGTCCTCTGTTCTTTTCGCCGGGGGCAACGCCTTCGGGGCCTCGTTCACGGTCATGGATGACGGGTCCATGCGGCCGGTTGTCGTGGACCCGGAGGAAATCCAGGCCCTGAACAAGCGGCTTAAGGAAACCTTCCGGAGCATCGAGGACAACCTGGACACGCTCGGCATCGACGTGGCCGAAAACTGGCGCAACGAGTTCTCCTTCTTCTCGGGCGTCGTCCATGAAGACCTCGCCTCGTGGGCCGAGAAGGTCATGCTCAACCAGGCCATCGTGCAGGCCGCCGGGGTGGACTTGGCCACGGCCATCCACGCCTTTTCCACCGGGTCGGAATTTCTGGTGGACACCCTGGAACGCCTCGGGACGGCCCTGGCCGTGGTCAAGGGCAGCGTCGAAGTGCTCGGGATCGACTTCGAGCGCATGGCCAGCATCAACGACAGCTATCTTTTGTCCGTCGCCGGGTTCGTGACCGCCTGGGGCGGCGGCGTCACGGTCTTTGAGGAGTCTCTGACCGAGGCCGCGGCCTCGGTTGACCAGATGGGGCAGGCGTCGGCGCAGGCCGTGGCCTATTTGGAACGCTACCGCCGGGAGCTCACCGAACTGGCCCTGGCGCAGTACGCGGACATGCTCATGGAGGCCGTGGGTGGCGAGGACGCTTTCAAGGCCGCCATGGCCACCTATTCCGAGCGCGCCATGGGCGACAAGGAGCGGTCGCAGGCCGCCGTCACCTACTACGAATCCGAGCTTTTGGACAAGCTGGCCGAGTTTTCGGGCAGCATGCCCGGCTTCTCCGGGAACTGGATCGGGACGAACACCGACGCCTTTTGGAGCGCCTACACGGCGGCCATGCAGCAGCCCATGCCGCCAAGCCTCTTCGAGAAGTGGGCCGAGCTGGCCGATCTGGCGGCCGGGCTCGAGGACTCCCGGGACGCCCTGGCCGAGCGTGACCTTGCCGACCGGTCCTTTGCCGCGTCGCTGGACGCCCGCCGGTTGCGCGCCCAGGGCTTGGACGCCACGGCCGAACTCACCGAGCGGGCAATTCAGCTTGAGCAGGAGCTTGCCGACGCCCGCGCCAACGGGGCCACGGTCACGCAGCAGGCGGCGCTTGCCGAGACGCAGGCTTTCGAGCTTCAGGCCGAGCTTGATGCCCTGCTTGGCGTCAAGGCGGCCACGCAGGACTACGGCTCCGCGCTCACCGACCTTCAGGAGGCCATCTCTTGGCAGATCGAGTGGACCAGCAAAATGGCCTCCGAGGCCCTGGCCGCGTCGAGCGCCTTCAAATCCCTGGGCCAGAGCCTGCGGGACACCATCGAGGGCATCGTCGGGGACACGGCGTTTTCGACCGAGAAATACGGCCGGCGCAACACACAGTTCTCCTCCCTCTACCGGGACGCCATGGCCGGCGACCAGGAGGCCATGGGCGAACTCGGCAAGACGGCCGAGGCCTTGCTTGAGGCCGCCCGGGGCGCGCTCTCATACCAGGAATACGCCATCCTTGAGGCCCGCACGCTCTCGCGGCTCGGGTCTGCGGCCACCTATTCCGAGCGCCAGGCCGAATACCAGGGCGTGGCCGGGGACATCTACACCGCCCAGGGCGGCCTGCTTGAGCGCATGCTGGCCGAGTCCAAAGATGCCGCCCCGGATGCGGCATTCATCGAGGATGCCAACAGCCTGCTTTCGATCATGGCCGGGATTTCCGATGCCGCCAAGGCCGTGGCCGACGGCGGAATGTCTGCCGACGCCTTCCGGGCCCTGGCCGGGCAAGCCGAATCATCGATCATGCAGACCGACCTTTTGGACAGGCTCCTGGCCGGGACGCTCGACCTCGGATCGCTCGGGCAGGATCAGGCGCAGCTCCTGCTTTCGTCCGCCGACGCCCTGGCCGCGCTGTCCGACTACACGGGCCGGGACGTGGACCTGTCCGACCAGATGCGCCAGCAGCTTGAAATCATCGCCGCCGGGGTCACCGCGCAGGATCAGTGGGCCACGCTCATTACGACCGTGCAGGACGGCCAGGCCGAGCAGGTCGAATGGCTAAAGACCAACATCGCGGCCCGGCAGGCCGAGGCCGACCGCCTGTACGCCGAGGCCGCCGCGCAGACCGCCACGCAGCAGCAGATGGAGGACTACTTCCAGTCGATCACGCAGTTTTTGATGAAGCAAACCGAGATCGAGCGCCTGTCTTCGCTCATCGAGGACAAGACCAGCCAGGCCGCCACCTACCAGCAGTACGCCATGATGGCCATGATCGCCGGAGTGCCGACGGCGGCCATGCAGCACATGCAGACCTACCAGAATATCATGGCCGAGGTCGCACGGCTTCAGGCCGATCTTGCGGCCTGGGAGTCCTTCACGCCGCAAATCGAAGTCCCGGCCCTGGCCGCAGGCGGCATCACGACCCGCCCCACCCTGGCCATGGTCGGCGAGGGCGGCGTCCCAGAGGTCATCGCGCCGCTTGGCGACCTGATGTCGCCGCTGCACGACATGCGCGAGGATATCAAGGAACTGCGCAAGGTGGTTTCGGAAAGGCTTGGGAACATCGACGAAAACGCAGAGACGACACGGGAGAACACGGACAGCATCGCCTACGAGATACGCAGGATGAACATGCTCCGCGAGCAGGAGAATGCTGCATGAAGATCATTATACCAAGGCCACTCACCTTGATTAGTTCAAACATACCAGAGCCAGACATTGAAAATGGCGACCCGGCTGAACACGACATGGGTACAACGTATCCTGTCGATAGCACGGTAAGCGTGGTAGAGACGCACAAGATTTACAAGGCTCTTAGTGAAAATACGGGCGTCTACCCGCCATCTGACACATTGTCTGACTCTCCGAAATGGGCCGCCATTGATGTTGTCAACAGGTGGAAGGCGCTTGATTCTGGCATTGACACATCGGACATATCTATTGCTCAAATAAATTCGCAGTCTGTGCAAAGCGGAGAAATAACATACACGGTCGATGCGTCCATGTGTTCTGCCGTTGGGCTGTTCAATATCCAGGCTGAAAAAGTAACAGTATCAATCAAAGATAATGTTACTGACGAGCTACTCGAAGGACCCTTTGAGTCTGTTCTGGCAGACCTAACCGTTAGTGACTGGTTTGGGTTCTTTTTTGCTCCAATCAGAATGCGTAGGAATTCATTGCGTTCGTTTGGTGTTGGATACGGTCAAAATATAGAAATCAAGGTTGAATCATCAGATGATGCAGTTGTAAAAGTTGGGACAATCATCGTTGGACTTGAAGAAGAGATCGGGAAATCTAAAAGCGGCATCGAGACAAGTTTTTACGATTTTTCCGTCAAGGAAGAGGATTCTTATGGGCGAGTTTCGTACAAAAAAGGTCTTCTTCGCAAGGTTCACGATTTGTCAATATACGCGCCAACAGATAGCGTTACGTGGCTTGAAAACCTTATGGACGATTTACGTGCCACAATAGTGGCATGGATTTCTGATAATGTGAGCGACATAAACAACGCGAGAGAAGACCTCGTTGTCCTTGGAGCTTTCAAGGGCTGGAAAAAGAAAGTCGAAAGGAAAAACGGAATAACCGAATGTTTTATTTCTCTTGAAGGCCTTCCGTAAAAAGGAGTCGCTATGTCTGAATTCCCCACAATCCCACAGATTACAACAATTCCGCTGCGTGGGAATGCCGCTACTTTCCACTCTGACGCCGCCGCCGCCCTTGAGCAGCAGCGTGATGCAGTGGCTGCGATCGGCGAGCTTTCGGAGGCATTAAACGCCAGGGTCGATGATTTGAACGCTATTGGCGATGCTGCCGTGAACGCTTCGGCGGCGGCTGGATCAGCCGCCCTTGCCTCGGCCTCGGCTGTTGAGGCCGAGGGCCACGCAACATCCGCGCAGGAGAGTTCCGAGGCCGCCGCAACGTCAGCCGGTGAGGCCGCTACTTCCGCTGAAGCTGCGGCATTGTCGGCGACGGAAATCAGCGAGGCCCTGGGCTCCATCGCCACCGACGGCGTGCTTCTTGTGGAGTCCTCGGGCGGGTTCTGGTCCGACGATGCCACGCCGGGCAAAATGCACAAGATCGCTGACCGGGTGCAAATCGGAAAGACCAGCTTCTCTGGAAACTGGACGGGGACAGACTCCCCAATCGGGAACCTTTTGCGATGGACCGCGCGCGAGGCCACGGCCATCATCACCTCCCCGGTTGGCCGGACGGCCGTCTCCGGGCTGTCCATGTCCTACGACCAGGCCGACGTGAACCCGGGGCCTGACTCGTCAGGCGTCACCTGTATTGGCGTGCTGGGCGTCGGGATCGCGAACAAGGATCTTGCCGGGGCGGACGCCTGGGGCGGATATTTCGAGGCCCTTCGCAGCGCCGGCGTGACCACAGCGGCCTTCGGCGTCGAAATCGACGCCGGAAACAACGGCGCGGACTACACCAACAGCCCCTATGACATGTTCGGGTCGGGTGTGTTTGGCCTAAACATCGCCGCTGGCGGCAGCAAGTCCGACGGCTACGTGTCGCCTTCGACGGCCGCCGTCCTCATCGCCAGCAACCCCTACCCTTACACCGTCCAAAAGTGGAACAAGGGCATCGTCTTCGGGGCCACGGCCATCACCGGCACAAACGGGGTGACGGGAAACGGAACTGCGGTTTGCCTCGCCAAGGGGCACGACATCGACTGGCAGGCCGCAGACGACGCCGTGTCCACCAGAATTCGAAGCGATGTGACTGCAAGCGCCCACAAACAGGAACTGCGGTTCACCGATAACGGGGCCTTTTTCTACGGCCCCGACGCCACGTTGTTTGCTGCAATGAATGTCGCGTCCAGCGTCAACTATCTCCGTGTCTACCCGGCCGCGACAGGGAGCGCGCCCGGGCTGCAGGTCGAGGGCACGGACACGAATGCCGATTTACGCTTGTTGCCAAAAGGGAGCGGCGTGGTGCGGTTTGGGGGATGGACGGCATCCAGCGACGTCGCCGTCAACGGGTACATCACCATCAAGGACAGCGCCGGGAACTCCCGGAAGCTGGCCACAATCGCTTAAGGAGGGCCACATGGGACTGTTGAAGGAACGTGAAAGCGATTTCGGGGCTACCGCCACATACTGGATCATCGGAGCCATGTCGGAGGACTTCTTCGGCCATGGCCGCGACGTGACCATTTTCGGTTTCGTGGACGAGCCAGCCCGGCGCAGCGGGAAAAAACCCCTGGCCGTGGCCAGATTCCAGATCACGGCCCCGGCCTACGTGCCGGACCAAGGGCGGGAAGCGGTCTACGAGATCATTAAGCGGCGTCCCGAGTTCGAGGGGGCCGAGGACTGCTGACGGAGCGCGTGCGTTATTCCAGATCCTGCACGGGCTTGTAGTCCGTTTTTGTAGTCCGCAAAAATCAAGGGCCTACGATTTTCGTCGTAGGCCCTTGTTTTCTTTGGTGGAGGCGATGGGGATCGAACCCACGACCTCGGCGTTGCGAACGCCGGGGAACCACGATAAACCACCCATGATATTTGCTTTATTTTTTGAGCGGACTACATTTCAGAGCGTAACCATGCGGGTTTCCAGGGTGCCGTGTAGTCCGGTTTGTAGTCCGTTTTTCACTGGACCGGCTCCTTCCCCTGGGCCACCACATTGCCTTTTTTGGGAAGGCTGTCCCGGCGCTTGAGGCGGGCCAACTTGAGGATGGCGTCCACCTTCCCGGCTCTTCTAATGCGCTGGTAGACGTCCTGGACCATGCGCGTGGTGGTGTGGCCCATGAGCCCGGCCACCACTCCCGGGTCAACCCCCTGCTCAAGCAAGTCCGTGGCGAAGAAGTGGCGCAGATCGTAGGGCCGAATGCGGCGCTCTATGCCTGCCCGCTTGAGGGCCGCGCCCCAGGCCCCCTTGACGGACTGCACGGGCTTGCCATGGAAGTGGATCGGCCACTGGACGTTGCCGTCCTCTGCCCGCCACTCGGCCAACACAGGGAGGAAGTCCGGGAGAATCGGCACGTCTCGCCACGGCAGGCCGCCCTTGTCGGCAGACCTGACCCGCACCCATCCGGCCGCAATGTCGAAGTCGGACCAGCGCATGGAAAAAAGCTCCGAAGCCCCGACGCGAACGCCCGTGTGGAAGGCTATGAGGATGGCGCGAACCAGGTGTGGCGGGGAGGCGTCAAGGATCGCCTCGACCTCTTCCCGTGTCGGCGGCATGATGACCAGCTTGCGGCCGCGCTCGGGCTGGAATCCTTCAAGAGGGTTCTTGGCGAGGATCTTTGCTTTCACCCCCCACCGAAGAATGGCCCGGATCAGTTCCCATTTCCGGAAAACGCCCCGGTCGGAGTTCCCCCGTTTGGACTTCCACGCCGCGATGGCCACGGACATGGCTTCCTCGGACAGAGCTTCGGCCTGGATGTGCCCGATGCTTTCAAAGATGACCTTCAGACGGTAGGCATCGGATGCGATGGTGGAATCGGCCAACTCGTGGCGGGCGTAATACTGCCGGGCCAAGGCCTCAAATGTCAGGCCGGATGGCTCAACAGGGAGAAGGGAGGCCGCGCCTCCGCTTTCCTTGATGGCCTGGACTTCGACCAGCCGCACGGCGGCCCGGCGCTTCGTCGCGAACGACTCCGTGACCGGCTGGTCGCGGCCAGCTACGCGGTAGGTGATGTACCAGCGTTTGCGGCCGTTTTTTTGGTAGGGGGGCATGAGGCCGCGTGTACGCCGCCCCGTTGCTTTCGGTCAAGGTTTTCGCGTTTGAACTCGGCGGGGTCGAACGGCGGGACGGCCTTAGCCCGAAAGCACGGCGGCCGCTTTTCATCCGGCAGGAACCGCCCAGGGTCGGCCATGAAGGCGTCGAGGGTGGAGGCGGCGATGACGTTCTTCCCGGGGCCACACAGGGGGATGTCGAAGATCTTCATCCACTTCCTGAAGGTGTCCTCGCTTTGGCCGCAATACTTCGCGGCCTTGGCCGGGGGGAGGAACGGGCCTTGGACGAGCATGGGCTATTCGGCCTCCATTAGGTTCCCGCACGGCACGACGACCATCCGCCCGCCGACGTCCACAAGGTGGTTCCTGGGCCTGCCACGGCCCGAGACGACCACAGTGCCGGCCTTGCCGTGGAAAGGCATCCTGGAGGCGTAGGAGGCCGCATAATGGATACGGACGCGCTGTCCGGGGCGGGGCGTAGAGAGCATGGGCTATTCGGCCTCCACCTGGTCTTCCATCCGCTTCAACTCCCAGGCCAACCCCAGGATGTACCTGTCGGAAACGGGTTCATGGGCTAGGACCCGGCGTAGGGTCTCGCCGCAAATTTCCCCGAGTCGGTTGTTTTCGATGGCGCAGGACGAAAAGGCTTCCAGGTAGGTCATGAGCCTGGGGAGTCCGAGGCCCGCGACGAATTGCAGCGCGTCTTGTGCCGCCGGATGCGGCTCCGTGGGGGCGAGGGCGCAGCGGTCAACCATGGTTCCCCCCGTCGAGTTCGGCCAGGGCGGCGTCGATCAGACTCCATGCAGTAAGACAGTCGCCACCGGACTTGGCCTGTTTTAAGTCACGAACGCCATCCACCACCTTGCGGAGCCGGGCGATTTCTTCCACGTCGTCGTCCACGTCCTCGACAAGTTCCTGTGCGGCTCGAAGCATGTCTTCGTTGGGGACAACGACAGACCCCGGCGTCCATAATTTTGGCGGATCAATGATCGCCACCACCGGGTACCCGGCGTTTGCTAAGGCTTCGCGGAGCCGGGCGAGTTCGGCTAGCAGCCCGCCAAAGGTACCCGGCGCGTCCGTGCCGTCTTGAAGCGTGATGCCGTGGACCTCTTGAAACTCCCGGTAGAACTCTTTCACGGCAGCGAACTTTTTCTCCACCTCCAAGAGCCGGGCGATTTCGGCGTCTCTCGCCTCTACCCACCCCCGCAACTTCACGATTTCCTTACAGGCGCGCTCCCGTTGCGCCTTTGACACTCCGAGCTCGTTGACGTCGTAGGCGTGCCTCGGGCACCACGTTTCGCATCCGAGGGTGCTGTTGCAGACCAGACAGCGCGTCAGGCCGTTCCCGGCGTCTTCGGATAGGTTCATCATTCACCTCCCGGCCAGGGCGTTCCCTTGAGGAATGTTTCTGCGGCCTTTATCATTTCTGTGTGGGCTTTTTCTTTCAACTTTATACAGCGACGATGGGCGTATCCTTTCGCGATAACCCAACAGCGTGGCCCGACTTTCCCGCAGTATATGCACCTGCGAGACTCGTGGCCCCACGGCTTGCGGTGTTTTATCAGTGTCATAGCTATTCCTCCCCCGGCCAGGGCATTAACCTGTCGCCCTTATGAAGACAATCGATGCACCCGTTTTCCCTCATGTATTCACCCTTAAAGGAGTGCGTTGCGAAAAACTTTTCCCCACCAGTTTTAATAAGTATATCAGACTCTTCTTCCGGCAACGTCTCTTCTGTCCCGTCGTACACCGTCCACTTTGGCGCACGGGGAAGGGAGTTCCAGGCGTCAACGGCTTCGTGCTGTTTTATTTTTACGGGGCCAGACAGGCCGCACTTCAAACAAAATACATTAAAGGCCCTGATACAGGCTGCGCCGCTACACCACGGGCACGGCTTCAGGTCGATCATGGCTGGACCTCCAATTTCGCCAGCACGGCTCGGGCTTTGTTGTACTCATCACGTCCCTCTTCATCGTGAAGCCATGCGTCGAGCATGACTTCCAACGCCTCCCGCATCTCCGGGGCAGCGGCCACGAGACTCGCGGTTGGCCCGTCAAGTTGGTACCCGATGCGGTCCCCTGCCGAGTCATAAACATCAAACCCACAAGGCTGCCCCAGTACGTCCCGGACAAGAGATGGCCTCACTTCCCACGGGTCTTTTGTTGGGTCAATCACGACTGTTCCTCCTTTTGTTGTTCACGCTTGGGACCAGGACCGGCGGCGTCAGCCCCGACCCCAAGCGCGGCCCGGAGTGGTCCGGGCGCACGGTGTTACGCGGCCGGGTTCAGCCCGCAGTTGCAGGAACCAGGGGGGTACGCCGGGGCGTTGTTTGTCGCACAGCTGCTTAAGTGGAAGTCCCGATGCTTGCAGTCTTGGCACTGGAACACGGAGATTGGCTTCGGGTCCGGCCATCCTTCAAGGTGGAACATTCGGTTGTCACAGTCTCGGCACGCCAATGGTATGTCGCCGTTTGCCATGGTTCGCTCCTTTCAACTGTTGCAGTTTTGCAATGGTTCCGCGTGTTTTCGAGGATGCGCGGCCCCCTCGGGGTCATGTAGTGGTTCGGCGGTTGCACAGACCCGTCGCGCTCCATGGGGCATCACCTCCTTCCGGTCATTTTCCCGCCGCCGGGAGATTGATCCCCGAGACGGCGGGCGCGTGGGGTGTCTCGCCGCCCCAGGGCACCAGCGGGAGGGCTGGCGAATTTTGTCATCCCGGAAACTCGTTCCATTCCCGGCCGTCGAGCAGTCGGCCGGACTTGGCCTTGCCGCAACGAACCATGGTGAACTCATAGTCGCCACGATCACTGGAAAACGGCGTCGCCTGCGGACTCCATTCCCCGTTGCGTCCCAAACAACCCCATTCCCACCCGTTTTGCAGGGTCGGGGCGTGGTCGTATCCAATCTCTGGTAGATGCGGTGCCCACTCCCCCCAACTCTTAAAAAAGAACGGGACCCCCGCCGCCTGGCACTGGTCCCGCAGGCCACGCACCCAATCCGGATGCATGGGCCGCGCGCCCGGGCCTGATTCGCCGCCGCAGATGATCCAGTCAAAGCCAGGCCCGTCGTAGCCGCGCCCCATCCAGGAGTTCCACGTCCCCACGCCTCCCGACCGGCCGCAATGCGGACATATCGCCTGCTCCTGCGCGTCCTCTTCGCAGTCCTGGACAAAAAAACGTGGGCCGTAGCACAGATGGCAATTGTGCGTCCCGATCCACGGCGTTACATCCACCGGCCCCAGCATCGGCTCGATGGACAACCCCGTTCTCCAGCCCAGCCCGGCCAGCTCCAGGATGTGCGGCGCGCGTTCGTCCAGCCGCTTTTGATCCTCGGCCGTGGCCATGCAGACCACGTTGGGGAGGGGCCAGACAGGACTAGCCAACATGACCCCCACATACTCCGCCATGTGGATGTCCCCTTTCTTCCGAAAGGCATCATGTAGTGGCTTGCGCGCAGCGTCCCATCTGGGATGGTCAACCATGCCCTCCATGTAACCCCGCATCCTCTCCGGCCTCTTGGTCAACACCATGAACGTGTGCTGCGGGCACAGGGCCATGACCGCGAAAATGCGGTCCAGCCATTCGTCCGGCGTGGACGGGTGGAAGAGGTCGGCCATACTCCCGACGAAGATGCGCCGGGGCTTGCGCCACTTGAGCGGCTGTTCAAGGGCCGATTCGACGAGAGCGGTCCTGCCTTTCCAGGTCCGCTTTTTCAGGTCAACGATGCCCATGTACTGCGGCGTGAGCGGGTTCTGCGCGAGGCGGCAGGCCATGCGCTCGGCGTAGCAGTGATCGCACCCGGGCGAGGCGTGGGAACAGCCGATGATGGGATTCCAGGTTGAATCGGTCCATTCGATTTTGCTTTTGCTCACGTCTTTTCTCCCTTTTCCTTCGCGATGGCTTTCAGGATATTGGGGGACGCCGTGATGACCCGGGCGACATCCATGTCGAAGACCGTTCTTTCGCCCTCACCGAGGGCCAGGATGGCGAACTCGCCGTCGCCCTCGACACGCACCATGCCGTTCCACGTCTCCGAAACCTCAAGCGGGCCGTAGGTCCAGCCGTTGATGAACAGGTTGACGCTCGGCTTGACGCTGCAATCCACTTCCGGTGCCTCGTTTTTCGGGAAAAAGGTCATAGTGCCTCCGGCTTTTTGGTCTGTTCGACGGTGGTGACAAAGCACCATGGGTTGGTAGCCCAGGACAAGCCACGACCAGCATAGAGTGCATCCCACACGATGGAGGCACCGCCCAAGAATCCGTCGTAGTTTGAAGGTTGCACGCCGATGGCCTGGGCGTCATCTTCTGTCATGTCCCGCACTCGCTTGGCGGCCACGCCGGTCACACGAAGCCATGAGCGGGCGGCCCATGCGGGCATGGTGGCGGGGGAACTCCACTTCTGCCCTGTAAGCGCCGCCCCGCAGTCGCCCTCATCTGTGCTGCGGTAGCAAGGACCCTCGGGGCATTTCTGGCCCGTAAACGGCCATGTGTTGCACCACGTCTCCTTGACGGCCAGGATGTCACCGGGCTGGTATGGGGCTTGCTTCGCAAGGGCAAACGCTGTGCTTTTTCCCATCGTCAGATAGGGCGGCTGCTCCTTCATTGGCCTCCAAGACTGCCGCAGCGTGCCCGCTTGGATGGCGCGAAGCTCGTGGGGGTGGGGTATTAAGCTACGCATATTGGAACTCATGACGCCAACTCCTTCGCCACGCTCACCCCGGCCGGCGTCAGCTTGTACTTGATGGTCCTGTCCTTAAACCGGATCAGGTATCCGCCCTTGACCAGTGCCTTGATCGCCGGGCTTGCCCAGGACGAGGCAGAGTTCCAGTCCCGTCCGCATTTCAGCCCGATGTCTGTGGGGCCAAGCCCCGTCGGGTTGCGACGCAGAACGGCCAAGACCTGGACTTGCTTGTCAGTGAAAGGCTTGTGCATTTTCATCTCTCCTTTTGTCCTCGCCTCATCCCGCCCCGGGAGAGTTCCCGAGGCGAGGGAGGGGAGGGGGCTACCGGAGGTCGCTGCGCAGGGCGCTGGCGGCGGCGGCCAGGGCGAAGCACTTCGTCCGGATGTCGTCGTTCCCGTCGGCCTCGGCCTGGGCCTTGGCGTCCATGGCCTTGGTGGCGATGTCGATCAGCTCTCCGTCGGTGAACATGGCTTGCTCCTTGGTTAGGGTTGGCTGGGGTATCGGGCTACCGCTGCCCGCAGAACGGGCACTCCTTGAAGCGGTGGACGGTCTTGCAATGCTTGCAGGCGTGCGCCCTGGTCCGGCCGCCCTTCGGACCCATCTTGACGGCGTTGATGCGGGCGAAGTCCTTTTTCTTGTGCTTGGGGTTTGTGGGCTTGCCCATGGTCACGCCGCCTTCTTGGCCCCGGTGGCAGAGAGCCGGATCTTCATCGCATCCGGCCCCTTGCCCACGGTGAACTCGCTGATGCCCTTCGCGCGCAGCGTCTCTTCCAGGGCCTTCCCGGCGACGCCGAATGCCTCTTCCATCGGGTCGGGGGCGGGCTCGGAGAGCTTCAGTTGAAAGGCCTGGGCGCACTCGCGTTGCGTGATGACCGTGCCGTCCGTGGCCAGATGCAGGCGGCCGCCCGTGGCCTGGGCCGGAACTTCTGCCGCGACCTCGGCGCAGACGATCATGGCGTCGTAGTCCGTGGCGTCCTCGGTGCAGACCAGCTTGACCTTGACGTTCCCCTTGTACTTGTTGCCCCGGCGGGACTTGAGGTCATAGGCCACGGTTTGCAGAGCCTGGGCCATGGCCTGGACGGTCATGCCCTTGTCGATGTCGAGCAGGACCAGGATATCGCGGGCCTTGCAGGACAGGTCCGGCGGCAAATTGGCGCGCTTGAGCTCGTCCAGGAGTTCGCCAAGCTCCCCGGCGTAGTCCATGACCTCGGCTTCGAGTTCGGCGTTTCTGGCGCGAAGGGCGTCCATGGCCCGGGCCGCGTCGGCACGATCCATGGCGGACTCGATCCACGCGGACATGGCCACTTCGGACTCGAACGGCGGCGCGGTGTAGACCCCGGCGGCGAAGCTGGCCAGGGGTTGGGTGGCGGGGGCGGCCTGGGGCGTCTCCGGCTGGTCACACACAGGCGCGGACGTGGCCGCGGTCGCCACGCGCGGAGCATGGGCGGCAGCCTTTCTCCCGGGCTTGGGAATGGCGTGCAGGGGTGGGACCTGCGGCGCGGGACTCGGTTCGGTGTTCAGCATGGTTTTTCCTCCTGGATTTTTTGCCTTCCATCCCGGCCAGGAGATTCCCGGCCGGTTGGAAAGCAGGGGGCTACTGCCCCAGCGCGTCTTTCCCGGCCTGCCGCAGCTTGATCTTGAGGGCCTTCCTCGCCGGAATCTGGACCGGCTCCCCGGTCTTGGGGTTGCGGCCGGCGCGGGCCGGACGGTCCACGACTTTGACCTTGGCCAGGTCAAAAAGGTTGATTTCGTCGCCGCGCGCGAGGGCCTGGAAGAGGCAATCCCCGATGGCCTTGTAGATGTCCCCGGCCTTGTACTTGGTCGCGCCCTGGCTCACGATGGCGGCCACGATCTCCACTTTCCCGATCTTGCTCATCTTCCGCTCCTTCATCTCCCGGCCTTCATGGCCTGGAGGTTGAGGTTTTGCCGGTAAAACCCGGGGCAGTGCCCGAGATGGATCTTCCCGCACACCGGGCACAGGTACGGTTGTTGGCCCCACGCCTTGTCCGCCGGGAGCCCGTTCAGGCAGCGCCACGCCTCTTCGGTGGACTGGAAGGCGCGCTTGCGCCGGCACCTACGCCGCACGTGACGTTTGCTGGCCATTGGCGTCTCTCCGCTTTGCCTCGGCTTCGGCCCGGGCCTTGTCGATGATCCTGGCGATGCGCACGGCGGCCTGGTCGATGGTGAGCTTGCGACGCTTAGACATGGCTGTTCCCCATGGCCTCTTCCACGAACCGCGACGCCGGGGACTCGTACAGGCGCATCTGTCCATCCCGGCCGGGCTTTTCGGTTCGCTCCGGGCGCACGGCCATGAGCAGCACGTCCCTGGCCCTGGTGATGGCCACATAGGCCAGCCGCCGCTCTTCCTCGATGTCTCCGGATCGCACGGCGCGTTCGCTCGGGAGGATGCCCTCATTGCACCCGGCCAGGATCACGCACGGCCATTCCAGGCCCTTTGCCCCGTGGATGGTGGCCAGGGTCACGACGCCGGGGCCTTCGGGGTCAGAGGGGGGGATTTCGTCCTGCACGTCGTAGGTGGAGAGCCAGTCCAGGTATTCGGCCACGGACTTGCGTCCAAACGGCGCGCGCTTGTGCCACTCGGCGATGAAGGACATGACCTGGCGCGGCGGATCGTCCGCCCCTTCACGGAAGACGTCGTTGACCATCATGGCCGATTCGGCGACGTCGCGGCCCGGTCCTCCCGGCTCGGCGAAAAGCGCGCGAAACCACTCCGCTCCGCAGTTCGCAAGCCACGACTCCAGGTGTCCGATGTCCAGTTGCACGGCCAGGGCCCGGACGACGGAGTATTCCTCGGGCGTAAGGCCCAGGATGTCCTTGATGAGCATGAAAGCGAAATTGTCCCGGGGGTTCACGACCAGCTTGAGGAAGGCGTGGAACCGCCGGAACTCTTCGGAGTTGGTCAGGGCGGCCTTGCGCCCCACGTAGAGGTACGGGATGCCCCGGGCGTCGAGCTCTTCGGCCACACGCCCGAGCAGGACATGCTTGCGGGCCAGGACGGCGATGTCTCGGGGGGCACTTCCATCTTCGATGGTCATGCCGACACATTGGGCGGTGCGGGCGCTATCCATCCCGGGGGCACGGCCAATCCTCGTGGACGTCTTCCGGCAAGCCTGCATCGTCACCGGGAGCCGCATCATGTTGTGTTCGATCAGCCTGTTTGCCGCCTCGACGATGCCGCCCCCCGACCGGTAATTCCGCTCCAGCCTCAAAACATGGAAGCTGTCGGCATTCTCGACGAGGTATTCCGGGGCCGCGCCGCGCCACTCGTAGATGGCCTGATCCACGTCGCCGACTGCGAAAAGCGTGGCCGGGAGGTCGCGGGCCATGGCCTCGACCAGCCCCCATTGCAGCCGGTCCAGGTCCTGCACTTCATCCACCAGGATATGCCGCCAGCCAAGGTATTGCTTGACCTTGGGCAGAAGCAGCATGAGCCCGGTCAGGATGCCGCCGTAGGTCAGGGCGTTGTTTTCCCGGCAACGCCCCATGAAGGCGTTGAACAGGTTGAAGGCCGGGTCAAATTCGGCCGGCTCGATGCCCGTGGCATAGAAGTCGGCAAAGGCCTTATCCACGGCCTTTTTCGGGGTCTTCCAGGCCTTTCCCTTGAGCGCCCCGATCTCCGTGGCCACCGTGCGCAACAGGAAGTCCTCTTCCCACTCCGAATAGACGGTGATCTGCCCGGGGCGCAGGCCGATCAACTCCCCGAACCGCTGAAGCTGATGCAGGGCCACGGCGTGCATGGTGCCCATGGTCACGCCGTAGGCGGCGCGTCCGATGCGGGCCACGAGACGCTCCCGCATCTCGCCCGCCGCCTTGCGGGTGAAGGTCAGGGCCAGGATTTCGGACGGCGAGGCGTGGCATTTCTCGATCAGGTAGGCGATGCGCTCGGTGAGCACGCGGGTCTTGCCGGAACCGGCCCCGGCCAGCACCAGGGCGCGACGGCTGTCCGTGGTCACGGCGGCAAGCTGGTCCTGGTCCAGGCTGGCGCGGGCCGGGCATGAAGGGTTAAGCGTTTCCATGGTCAACCCCCATCTCCACCACGTCCCACCCATCCGGAACGACGTCCGGCCTGTGGCAGGTGTTAAAGATCAGTTGCGTCCCCGGGTTGACGGCGGCGATGTGGGCCAGGGCCATGGCAAGGCGCTCCTGGTCCAGCTCGGCCGCCTCCACGATCAAAGCCCGGTGTTCCGACCTCGAAAGCAGCGCGTTCGCAAGCGCCGCCTCGAACAGCACCTTTTCCCCGCCGGAAAGCCCGGCGTGGGGGGCCTCGCGGCCGTCGCGATTCCAGGCCAGGGCGACCTTGCCGTCGTCATCGACACGGAAAACGGCCTCTCCGTCCGGCAGAATGGCGGCCATGGATTCGGCCAGCTTGGCGCACGATCCGGAAACGGCCTGATCCTTTTTCCTCTTCAGATCCTCCAGGGCGCGCTTGAGTTCCTGTTTTTGCGCCGCGTAGGCCTCGGTATGCTGGCGCTGCACTTCGGCCGCCTCATCCAGGCCCTTGGCCTTTTGGAGCAAGGCCAAGTCGCCGCGCAGTCCGCGCAGGTGTTCTTCCAGGCCCCGGACCCTGTTCGTCATGATCTCGATGTCGGCGTTCATGCCGCGACCTCCCGGGGCTGGCCCTGGCGGGCCTTGGCCAGTTCGGACTTGATGACCATGCGCGCCGCGCAGACCTCGCAACCGGACCGGTCCATGGCGGCAAGGACGCGCTCGAGGACGGCCGCCACATCGACATGGGCAACGGGCTGTCTGGCGGCCGGCGCATCCGGAGTCCGCGGCGTCCCCGAAAAGCCAGTTGTCGGGTTGGCCGGCTGGACCGGGGGCGGCGTGCGTTCCTGGTCCATGGCCCTCTCGCGCTCTTCGGCCCTGGCCGCCTCAAGGTTGGCGGCGTGCAGCTCCTCCCGGGCCTGCTTCAGGTCCTGTTCGGCCCGCGCCACCTCGGCCGTCTTGTCGGCCATGGTCCCCGCCGGGAGCTCGGCCCTGGCCTTTTGCGCCTGGATGGCGGAAATCGTGGACAGGGCCTCACGCTCTTTGCGCTCCGTTTCGTTAAGGCGGCTGGCCAGGGTGGCGATTTGCTCACCGATGCTCTTCACGTCGCCGGCCGGCGGGAACAGGCGGAAAACTTCGTCGATCTTTTTTTGGTCCGAGAGGGCCAGGAACGCCGAGATGTCGATCACGCCCACCCCGGCGAACTCCTGGGCGAACTCGGCCGGCTTGGCCTTGACGCCGCCCACAAGGAGGTCCTGCGACACGGCCCCGACCTTCGAGCGCGTGAACCGCCTTTCGAGCTTGCGGCCGTCCAGGGTGACGCCGACACGCAGGTCACGTCCCTGGCCGTCGTGCAGGGCGTCCATGATGTCCTGGTTGCGCTTGCCGATGCCCGGGACGTAGCCGAGCACGGCGAGTTGCAGGGCCTGGGAACGGCTGGATTTGCCCGCGCCGTTCGGGCCGACGACGATGGTTCGCGCCCCCAAGGGGGCCGTGAAGGTGGCCCCCTTGAGGTTGTGCGCGTGGACGGAGGAAATCACGACTCGCCGCGATCCACGCGGGCGCTGATCTTCTGGTAAAGGACGCGGGCCTGCGCCGGGGTCACGGGGGCATCGGGCCGGATGCTCATTTCCAGCCGGGCCTTGCGGTCCAGGTCCGGGAACATCTCGCGGGTGTTTTCGTAGTTCGCCATGTCCTTGCGCTCTTCGGCGGAGAGCGGGGCGGCCGTGGGTGCTGGCGCGGGGACGTCTTCGGGCGCGGGGCCTTCGGCGTCATCGGTGTGGCTGTAGGAGCCGCCCTCGTTTTCGGTCATGTCGAAGGTGGCGGCTATGGGTTCGGCCGGCGCGGGCTCTTCGTCCTCGGCTGCGATGGCCTCCATGTCGTCATCCATGTGCTCGACGCCCTTGCGCACGTCGATGGTCATGCCCGGGGCCTGCCCCTGCGAGAGCGCGAAGTTCTGGCCCTCGGACAGGGACTTCACCCGGTCCTGGACGCCGGCGTAAACGCTGGTGTCCCACTTCATGAGGCTGCCGTTGGTGGGCCGCCAGCAGACCACCTCCAGGTCCCACCGGGGGCCGGGGGCCTTTTGCAGGCCGGAGAGGTGCTTGCAAGCGTTGCGGCGGGCGAAGGTCTGGGCGAAGTCCATGGCCTTTTTTTCGCGGTTGATGATCGTTTTGTACCAGTCCGTGGCCTCCTTATGGGACGTGTCCACCCAAAGCGTCGTCGATTCGTCGAACGGGTAGTCGGCCCACTTGCCTTCCTCAACGGGCTCTCCCTTCCTGGACGGAAGGAGCTTGAAGGCCTGGGGGAGCTTCCCGGCCTTGGCCACGAGGTCGATCAGGCGGTAGCTCGGCACGTCGTAGGCCGTGGTCCAGTCGGCGACCATGGGCAGGCCCTTCGATGAGAACCGAAAGGCGATGGCCCGGGCGTAGATGAGAAGAACGCGCCGGTTGTTCGGATCACGGACCACGTGCGGGTTGGCCTGTTCAACGCCGTCCACGATCACGGTTCGGGGGAAAATCACGCAGGTGCCCGAGGCCTCGGCCCACATCTCGTAGCCCTGTGCGGACACGACATGGGGGCCTCCGGGAACCGGCTGCACAAGCCCGCCGTTGTCGGCGGTCAGGGTCAGGCGTTGCTTGAACGCCTTGATTTCCCCGTCCTGGCTTCGCAGGGCGAAAGCCTCATCCTCGGCCAGGGTTAGGACGTTGCGCTTGTGGAGCCCTCCCAGATAGGCCGAAATGGCCTTCCCTTCCTCGGGCATGGCGGCCAAAACCTTTTTCAGCGCGGTTTCGGCCTGGGGTTGCAACAACTCGTAGGACATGATCCCTCCTTGTTGACTCCGTGCCCCGGCGGGCTTAGGGGTCAGTTTGTGGTTTGTTTTTGCTCCCCGCAGGAGCTTGTTGCCGCCCCGGTGTTCGCGCACCGGGGCTTTTCAACGCGGATTCCGAGTTTCTTTGCCAGGACGGCGTTTTCCAGCTTGTCCAGGTCATCCATGAGCCGCGTAAACCGCCTGTCCGCACGCCCGATGATGGTCCTCACGACTGCGCCCTCCCTTCCTCCACGGGGTTGATGTCGATGACCGGGTACGGGGCCGGAATGTCCAAATCCAGGGTCAGGCGGTAGTGCCGGCCCGGCATGGGCTCGGCACCGGTCCGTTCCAAAAACTCTTCCGCCCAGACATCCAGGGCCGTGCGCGCCTCTTCGCGGGTTCCGAACGCCATGACCTGATCCCATCCGGTGTTCGCTGGGTTGCGCTCCCACAGGGCGTAGGCGTCCATGGCTATTTCCCCACCGCCGGGTGATGGATGATCCCCACGGCGATGACCGCGGCGACCATGAACAAAACCAGGATCACGCCCTGGAATATGTCGCGCCATTCCTCGCCGGAGAGGGGCTTGCTGTAGTCGTCTTCGCGGTAGCACATGGCTTTCTCCGATGGGGCCGGGTTGTCGCCCGGCCCCGGTTCAAGTTGCCCACAGTGGCCTACTGGTTCGCTGTGTCGGCCTTCCCTGGCACGCGGGGCCTGTAGCGCCGCCTTGTTTGCGGTTTTCGCCAGTCTCCCGGTGGGCTCGGGAGCCAGTCTTTGATGAGGATGAGCAAGCGCCCCTCCCTCTTTGGATGTGCCCGGGGGCCAATCCTCCGGGCTTGACTGCTTCCCATTCGGGCCTCCCATGTGGAACCCAGGAGGCCCATGATGTTCACTCCACGGCCAATCCGCGGGGCGTCTCACATGCCGCGACTTTTCGTGCCGCGAGGGCGCGCGGGTGGTGAGAAATTTGGTCGGGGCGAGAGGATTTGAACCTCCGGCCACCTGCGCCCAAGGCAGGCACGCTACCAGACTGCGCTACGCCCCGATGATTGGAGCCGGGGGCGGGACTTGAACCCGCAACCTTCCGCTTACGAGGCGGTTGCTCTGCCAATTGAGCTACCCCGGCTTGATGGAGGGGGAGAGGTTTGAACTCCCGAACCCGGAGGGCCGCCGCCCTCGAAGGGTTTCCTTGTGGGGAGCACGCGCGGCGGCGCTTTCCAGCCCTCTCTCGCACAAGGATGCCTTTGGCCTGCCTCGGCCACCCCTCCATTTCAAAGACCGTGAACCTGTAAGAAATCCTTACATGTTGCCATTTCCCGCCTGCTTCCCGTCGAATGTGCTTTCCCCCGCCCCGGCAAACCCACTTTGAGGGCCTGTGCTCCGGCTTGGTTGCGGCTGATTCTCTGTTCCGCGTGCGGTCAATGAGCTTTCCATCCTCGCCCGCCCTGGCCCCTACTTGCGCCCGTAGGCGGGTGTTCGGGGTTGCGGCTGGCGTCCAGGTTGGGGCTGGATGCGGAAGGCGGGGCGTGCTATGCCTGCGTGGCCTCGCCCCGGGTTTCGAGCACCGGAGCCCCAGAGCGCCCTTGAGCGCCCGAGGGCCAGAGAGCCGAACCAGAGCGCCTTGAGCGCCAACCCAAGGAGGGAGCGCCATGGTCAAGATGGCTATCCTCATCCTCAAGTTGCTGGCTTCTGTCCTGGAACTCGTAGACTCGCTCCGATAAGGCCCACCGGGGCGGGGCCTTCTGCCCGCCTCGGCTGCGTGGCGCGCGCCGGGCGAAGCCTGTGCCCGCCTTCCCATCCAATCCCAACCTTTCAATGATCGGCCCGGGCCTCCGGGCGGTGTGCGTCTCGTTGGGTGGAGAATACCGCATGGTATTATTCGTTGTCAACCAATTGGTATAAAATAGCGCAAAAAAAAGCCCCCGGGCGGGAGCTTTTCATCTTTTGGCAATAGCGGGGTTATCTTTGCTCAACCTGATCGTAAATGAAATCAATTTCTGCCTGGATTTTTCGCTTCGCAGACCCTCCGGCCTTCAAAATTTTTGCCAGTTTGATTAGCTGGTCTCGGTCATTGATGAATTGCTCCAAAATCACCCCCAGGTCGTCTTCTCCGATTTCTTTGCACACGTCGGACACGCTGACCCCCAATGCCCGGCAAGCCTTTAGGGCGTCGTCCAGGGACACCCCAACCCGCTCGCCATTCAGCCATCTATTGATTGTTGGCTGCTTAACTCCCACCCGGTCAGCCAACGCTGTTTGGGTTACTCCGGCCTTAATCTCTGCGGTGAGCCGCCTCAAGATATACGGCCACAGGGCTTCTTGCAACTTTTTTGCAGAATCCATATGAATACCTCCCCTTTTTAGCCTGTATGCCTATGGAATTCATTCCGGTGGGGATAAAAAACGGGTTGACCTGGAATACCATCCGGTATAATTTGTTCGCATGAACATCGTGAAAGAACTTCGCTCCCGACACGGGATGACTTTGGCCGAGGTCGCGGATCGTACTGGCCTGCGGGTTACCTCTGTCTGGCGACATGAGGCAGGGCAGCGGGCCATATCGGCGGCATCGGCGCTGCGCTACGCCAAAGTTTTTGGCGTTCCGCTGGAGGCAATCTTGAGCCAGCCCATCACCCCCGCCCAACCCCAGGAGGCCCCCAATGCGCCGTAAGCCGGACTATGCCTTTCTGGCGATGGTCTGTTCTGCCCTGGCGGCGGTCTTTAGCGTCCTGGCCGTCATATTCAGGTGGTGCGGTATATGAGCAGGGAAAAGGTTTCGTCCCCTTCCTTGAGCACCTGCACGCCCACACTCTTGGCCCCGCCGTCGGCGCAGATTGATGCCGTGATGCTGTCGGACTCCCCGGGAGAAAGTGCTTTCCCCGCGGCCAGGACTCGTTCATGGGTGTCCACCTTTTCGCATTTCCCGCTTGCCACATCGTATGGGCCGGACTTCATGAACGTCCCAAAGTCACATTCAAGTTGCCGAATTTCGGCCGGCAGCGGCCGGAAATTCGTGACCCGCAAACGGATCGTCGCGCCCTTTTCTCCGCTCCTCAAGGATTCCACCCAGACGTGCAACCGCTCCGCCTTTTGCTTCGCGTCCCACACCCGGAACGCCCAAAGCGCACCAAAAAACGAGAACACGGCCGCCAGGATCGAGGCGATTTCTGTGAGCATGGCTTCCCCTCCATCCTGCCGCTGGTGGCACGGGCGGCCAAGAATTGCAAACGCTATTCGCGTCAGCCCCCAGGAGGCCAGGCCGTGACTACCACCCGGGCCTGTGTCGTTTGCGGCGGCCCGCCTCCCGGGGCGCGCATCGTCCACACGCTGTTCGTGTGCCGGTCCTGCCTGGAGAAGATCGAGGACTTTCCGGACGCGGCGGTCTGCTTCTGGTGCCGCGAGGATACGCAGGTCCACCACTTCCCCGGTGTTCGCGGGGCTGGCGGACTTCCGACGTGCCGGGCCTGCCGGGACAGCTTTGTGAAGCAGCTTGCCGTCGCGCAGACCGTAGCGGCCAACCCCCAACCCCAGGAGAAATAGACCATGTCCGCTCTCGAAGAAATCCTGTCCGAAATCCGCCGCATCCGCATCGCCGTGGAGCGCCAGACCGCCCTGAGCGAGGTCCTTGTGGCCGACGTCAAGGACGTCAAACGCGGCACCTACATGTCCAGCCGTGGCGACGAAGCCAAGAATCAGGACTAGCCCATGCGCCACGACCGCACCGGCCGCATCTATCACGACCCCGTGTCCTGCCCGGCCCATGTCGCCCTTTCCGGCGACATGCACCGCTGCACGATCTGCGGAGCCGAGACGCGGACAGAAGTCCGGTTGCTCAAGACGTGGTTTGAATATCATGCCCTGTGTCCACTCCGGGCAGCGCAAGCTGGTACATCACGCCCCCTGGCCAGCGTTCCAATACCATCCCCGAGGCCCGCGCAAGCATCGCTTCCAGGCTTGTGCCCGGTGGGGCATGGAACCGACGCCAGAAAATTTCGGCGGCGCGAATCACGCGCATCGTGACCAGCAGGCACCCAGGCTCACGCTCGACGGTGACGGATAGGATGTTGTCCATGGTGAGAGCATATCAACCCAAAAAGCAAGAGGAAGGGCAAAATGACCAGTGACTTGCCCCCGTTGAAGTCCTGGCAGTTTTTCAAGGCCATCGCCAAGGTGCTCGGACGTCCACAGTGCCACAGCATTTTCAACTGCTCCGAACGTGAGTTCTACCGTTGGGGGGCTGACCCGGACTCTTGCGGCGACATCCGCAAGAACCCGATTGACCTTCTTGCGTCAGCCTGCCGCAAGGTTGACCTGATCGGCCACACGGACATTGCGATTTCCCCCGTGCGCATCCTGGCCGAACCCCTGAATTGCCGAGTCGCCCTGGCCCCCGACGTGGAGCCGAATCGCTCCACCCTGGACGCCGAATGCCTGGACGACCATCCGGCCCTGGTGGATTTCCATGAAGGGATTCGCCGCAGCCTTTCGCTTGAGGCCGTTGGGGCGCTTCGGGACAAAGCCATCCAGGAGATCGAGGAGACGTTCGTGAAGTACCGCGAGGCCCGGGGATGATCGGCCAGCAAATGCCTGCATCAGAGGCCACGCTTCGCGGGTTTTCCAACACCAGGGCCTACGCCGCTGCGGCAGCCGAACGATCCGGTGAGGCGTTTCGCAAGGGCCACCCTTTCACCTGCGTGCGTGGACAGGGCCGGTTGACCCTTGAGGACTGCCTGTCGCGGTTTCTTGGCGGGCACGAGGTCTGCACCCGGGAACTCGGGTGCAGCCTGGGCAAGCGGGCCGTGGAAAAAATGAACGCCGGGAGGATCGAGATGCCCAAGAAATTCAAGAAAGGCGACTGCGCCTGTGGAAAGAAAGACGTGCAACTGGACAGCGAAGGCCGCTGCTACCAGTGCCGGGACAAGGCCCGGTGGGCGGCGCAGAAGGCAGCCAAAGAGGCAGCGGAGCAGGCTCGTAAACCGTCCACGCCGCCGCCTGCCGCGCCAGAGGCCCCCAAGGCGACCTATGGGGCGGAAGACGGGGCCAAGGCCGCCCAGGGGCATCTTGCCGCCGATGACGGCCAGATGGTCGGTCCGCGCGTCGAGGAGGCGGGGGAAAGGCTGCGGGAGGCCATCCCGCCCGAGGGCCAGCTTGTCGGCGACGAAGACCCCGCCCCCGGGGCGGCCGATGGTTGGCCGGAGACGGGCGACGGGCTGGTCATCGAGGGGATGACGTTTGAGGCGTTCAAGCCCCGGCTCAAGGCCGGAGACGGACCGATGATGACCCTCCAGTCCGGCAAGATTTTTTGCTTCAACCGGCAGGCCGTGAAATCCTTCGACCTGGAGCAGTTCCGGTACGCCGAGTTGCATTTCTCTCGGGCCGGGGGGGCCGTGGCGATGATCCTGCGCCGGCAAACGGCCGCCGCATCCGCGATGTCCATTTACATCCCCAGGGCCAAGGACTGCGCCCGCGTCTGCGCGCAGGGCTTTCTCAAGGCCTTCGGCCTGGACCTCAAGGGCAAGGGCCCGTGGCCGGTCGAGATGCCAAAGCCCGGCGTGCTCGTGGCGAGGGTGGGATGATGTTGGATCAAGTCGAGACCGTGGAGATCACGCATTTCCACATGTTTTGCGGCCTGGGCGGCGGCGCGCGCGGTTTCAATCGGGGCCGGGCGCAGGTCGGCAACCTGCACGCCCGGTTCCGGTGCGTCGGCGGCGTGGACGTGTCGGCGGCCGCGATCCGCGATTTCGAGCGGCTGTCTGGCGTGCCCGGCACGGTCCTGGACCTCATGGACCGCGAGCAGTACGCGGCGTTTCACGGCCACGAGCCCCCGGCGGGCTGGCATCCGGCCATGCCCGGGGACATCCGGCGCGCCGCCGGAAACGAGCGGCCGCACATCGTGTTTTTGTCCGCGCCGTGCAAAGGCTTCTCCGGGCTTTTGTCCGAGCGCAAAAGCCAGGCCGGGCGGTATCAGGCCCTCAATCGCCTGACGGTGCGCGGGGTGTGGCTGATGCTCGAGGCCTGGGCCGACGATCCGCCCGAGCTGGTGCTTTTCGAGAACGTGCCGCGCATCGCCACCCGGGGCCGCCACCTCCTGGACCAGATCGGCGAACTGCTGCGCGCCTACGGCTACGCCGTGGCCGAGACCACGCACGACTGCGGCGAGATGGGCGGCCTGGCGCAGTCGCGCCGCCGGTTTTTGCTGGTGGCCCGGCATCGCGAGAAGGTGCCGCCGTTTCTGTACCAGCCGACGAAACGGCCGCTGCGGGCCGTGGGCGACGTGCTGGGCCGGATGCCGCTGCCCGGGGCGGCCGTGGCCGGGCCGATGCACCGCATGCCGGCGCTGCAATGGAAAACCTGGGTCCGGCTGGCGTTCGTGGAGGCCGGGAGCGACTGGCGGTCGCTGTCGAAATTGCGCGTGGCGGACGGCGTCCTGGCCGATTACGGCATCGTGCCCGAGGCGGCGTGGAGGGAAAACGTCCTCGGCGTTCTGCCGTGGGACGGGCCATCGGGGACGATCACCGGAAACACCAGCCCCACCTGCGGCCGCTTTTCCGTTGCCGATCCCCGGCCGACCTTGCCCATGCGTGGCGACACCCTGGGCGTCATCGCCTTCGGCTCCCCGGGCGGCACCGTGACCGGACGCGGCTTCCCGACCAACGGCCGATTCGCCGTCGCCGATCCGCGCATGCCGGACACCAACCCGAACCGCCATTACAGCCTGTACCACATCACGGGGTGGGACCGGATCGCCCCGTGCGTCACTGGGGCCAGCCACGCCGCGAACGGCCGGGCCTGTGTCGCCGATCCGCGTTGCGCCCTGGGTCACGAATACGGTCAGTACGGCGTAGTGCCCTGGGCCGAGTCCATGGGCGCGGTATCCGGACAAAGCGCCCCTGGCGGCGGCCGTTATTCCGTCGCCGATCCGCGCCAGCAGGGCCAGACCTACGGGAAATACGCCGTGACGCCGTTTGACGCCCCGGCCGGGACCGTCATCGCCGGGAGCACCACGGGCCAAGGGGCGTTTGCTGTGGCCGATCCGCGCACGCCGTGGAATCGGGGTGGAAAACCGAGCTACCAGACCCAGGCGAATTTCGGCGTGCTGCCGTGGGGTGGTCCGGCCGGGGCCGTGACCGGCTACGGCCAGCACGACAACGGCGCGTGGTCCGTGGCCGACCCGCGAACTTGCGAAATTTCCCAAACCGACCCGGCCGCGTGCCTGCCTGCACCGTCCGACCGGCTGGTGGCGGTGATCCGTTCCCTGGACGGAACGTGGCACCGGCCGTTCACGACGCTGGAGCTGGCGGCCCTGCAGGGGCTCCTGGACCCCGAGGATTATCTGGAGCTCGACGGCCTGTCCGACCAGGCATGGCGGGAGCGCATCGGCAACGCCGTGCCGCCGCCTGCGGCCCAGGCCATCGCCGGGGTGATGGGCGAGACGTTGCTTCTGGCCTGGAGCGGGGAGCGGTTTACCATGTCGGCCTCGCCGGTGTGGGTCGCGCCGGTCGCGGCGGCGCTGTCCGTGGAATCTGCGGAGGTGGGGGCGTGACCACCATCCACTGGCCCCGCAAGCCATGGTGGATGATCCGGCATGACCGGACAATCCTGGTTTCAATTCCGTTCACCTGGACCCTTTCTGGTGTCCGGGAGAGATTGTCCAGGGGAAGCCTTTTGTGGGACCGCGCCATTGTCGGTGGCCCGGCCGTGGATCTGATCCCTGGATATTTTTCCGACATGCCCTACGTCACGGAGGGGAAGCACCTTGATGGTGTGTTGCAACACGTAAATCCCTTGGCCACCCGCACCACAACCGGATGCCCGAATAAATGCGGCTTTTGCGGGATCGGCCTGGGCCTGATCGAACCGGGCGGGTTCCATGAATTGGATGACTGGCCGGACCTGCCTATCATCGTGGACAACAATCTGTTCGCCGCTTCCGCTGCACATTTTGACCGGGTCATGGATCGCCTGGAGCGATGGGGCTGGTGCGATTTCAACCAGGGCGTGGACTGCCGACTGCTGAACAGGCATCACGCCGAACGTATCGCCAGGGTCAAGCGGCCGGTCGTGCGTCTGGCGCTTGATTCGACTGCCCAAGCCGACTCGTGGGAAACGGCGTTCGGCCGTCTCCGCTCTGCCGGTGTCGCCAAGAAATCCATCCGCTCCTATGCCCTGATAGGGTTCACGACCGGCCCAGACGAAGCGTGGCAGCGTTGCCGGTGGATCGAGGCGCACGGCGTCAAGGCCTTGCCGATGTGGTTCCATGACCTCAATGCCATGGAGGGCAACGTGGTCACCACGGAGCAGGCGGCCCTTGGCTGGACCGATGTCGAGCGGATGCGGATCATGCAGTGGTTTTACCAGCACAGGGACCGGAATGTGCGATTGAAGGGGAAGGCGGCATGAAACTCTTCCCCCGCCGCGACCTCCGCGCCGCCCTGGCCCACGCCGCCGCAGGCGGGCAGGCCTTGCTGATCCACTCATGGAACGGCCCGAGCCGCTACGCCTGTTTCAACGGCGCGTCCGAGATTGGCAAATTGTTCGATCAGGACAGGGAAAGGCTTGTGGCTACGGCCCAACGGCTGGGGGTGCGGCGCGTCGCGGTGGATCGGGAGGGCCGGCCGGGCCAGCATGTGGATCTTGTGGCCGGACCATTGGAACGGGCGAAAAAGGAGGCGGAAGCGACATGACCACCTTTTCCACCTGCCCATCCTGCGGCGTCCCCTGGGTTGACCATCTCGGGCTGGTCGGGACGTGCGCGAAGCTGCAAGAGGCTATGGAGGCGCTTCGAGTCGCGCGCACTTGGCTTGCCGTGGACGGGAACGATCCGGACATGGTGAAGCTGGCCATGGAGAAGATCGATAGAACGCTGGAGGGGTTGAGGTGAGCGAAACAAACGCCGACCGCATCACACGTCTTGAACGGCAAATCACCGATCTCCAGGACCGGAACACCCAACTCGTGGAGTGGCTCCGCGATCTAAAGCAGCAGATTCACGGGGCGCATGAAATCTACGAGGCCGCCATTGAAGCCTTTGGGGCCGACGCGCAACTCGAAATAGCCGTGGAAGAATGCGGGGAATTTATAGTCGCCATCAAACACTACGGCCGCAAGCGCATCCCGCCGGCCATCGTCGCCGAAGAGATTGCCGACGCCATGATAGCCCTGGGACAGGCTCGGCTGATTGTCGGGCCCGTGCTCGTGGATGCCTTCACGGAATCGAAACTGCGGCGGCTACAGGCCAGGGTGAAGGAAGCCGGAGGGAATGGATGAGCAAGGCCCCGGCGTTCCAATTTTACGTCAAAGACTGGCTATCCGCGCCAGAGGTCCGGCGTGTTTCGGCCACATCTCGCGGGGTCTGGATCGACCTTTTGTGCTTCATGTGGCTCGAAGAGGAACAGGGGCGCATCAGGTGGGAGCTTTTCGAGGTGGCCAGGGCGACCGGGGTTGACCTTTCCGATGTTCAAAAGTTTCTCGTCGAAGCGCAAAAAGCGGACCTGTGCGATGTCGAAATTCACGGCGATGTCACAAATGGTCACACGGAAGTCACGCTGACAAACAGGCGGATGCACAGCGAGTGGAAAGATAGATATTCAAACAGGATACGCAAGCAAAAGCAAAGGGCGTCACAACCGTGTCCCACGAAAGTCACGCCCCCTTCTTCTTCTGCATCTTCTTCTGCTCTTTCTTCGAGTCCTTACGGACTCTCGAAAGAACACCCCTCTGACGAGGGGTGTTTGTCGGCGTACCCGCCTGACGGCGGCCAAGCCGACGCCCCCGCGCAGCCTAAACCCGAGACGCGCCCAAAGGCCAGGGAGGCTGACGTACCGAAGCGGGCTCGGGATGATTGCCCCCATCGCGAGATCGTGGAGGCTTACCACGAGATTCTGCCGGAACTGCCCCATGTTCGGGTCTGGGACGGCGACAACAAGGCCCAATTGCGTTCCCGTTGGAACGAGTCAGCCGAGCGCCGTGCGCTGGCATGGTGGCGAGAGTTTTTCCAGCGCGTCAAGGCGTCTGACTTCCTGTGCGGGAGAAAAGCCGGAAACGGTCGTGACCCGTTCTTTGCCTGCCTCGGGTGGCTGGTGAAGCGGTCGAATCTGGCGAAAGTGCTGAACGGGCAATTTGACAATCGCGGGCCTCGAACGGGCTCGTCCCTGGGGGACCGCAACGCCATGGTGGCGCAACAGGCCATCGAGCGCAGGAGGCTTGCCAATGAAGGACGATGATTTCGCCGCCTTCACGTCGATTATGCAGGGCTTGGCGGACAACTTTTCCGCCGAACTCTCCGTGCCAGGCCTCGAGCTGCGGTTCAAGGCGCTCATGGCCTTCTCGCTTGCGGAAATCGAGGCGGCCGCCTTGGACATCCTGGCCACACGCAAGTTCACGAAGATGCCCACGGTTGCGGAGTTCGTCGAGCGCATGGGCGGCGGCAGTGTCGATGACCGGGCCGAGGTCGAGGCCGGAAAGGTCTTGCGCGCCATCGAGGACCACGGCGGCTACACCTCTGTGGCCTTTGACGATCCGGTCACGCAAGCCGTCATCGTCCAGGGCTTCGGCGGCTGGACGCGGCTTTGCGATGAGTTGGCGGGGGCTGAAGAGAAGTGGTTCCGTAAGGACTTCGCCAAGATGTACGCCGCCTATGCCCGGCAGCGCGTCGAAGTCCACGGGCATCTCCCCGGGCGCTTTGAGCTTCAGGCGGCCGCCGGACAGGCCAGGTATAGCGCCCCGGCGCTGATTGGCGACAGGGTGAAGGCGCAAGCCATCGCGGCGGGCGTCACCCATGCTCTCCCGGCGGGCATGTGTCCCGCCCAGAGGCCGAATTGAAGCCCTGTGACCGTTGCCCAGAGCTCCCGTGCGCCCACGGCGGCCGTTGCTTCGGCTCCGTGATGTGGGACGGGAAGCGCGGCGAGGCACTACCGCTGGCACAGGTCCAGGAGTGCAAACACGACGAAGACTGCCGCAAGTGGTGGCGGCAGAGGGAGAACCAGAAATGGCCGGATCGTTGAACGAAGTGACCTTGATCGGGAGGCTGGGGCAAGACCCGAAACTCTCCTTCCTGACATCCGGGCAGTCTGTGGCCCAGGCCAGCCTTGCCACGGATGAGAGCTACAAGGCCAAGGACGGCCAAAAGGTCGAGCAGACGGAGTGGCATCGGCTGGTCTTTTGGGGAGATTCCGCGAAGCTGGCGGGGGAACGCCTAAAAAAAGGCGCGCTCATCCATGTGCGCGGGAAGCTCAAAACGCGGAAATGGCAGGGTCAGGACGGCCAGGACCGCTACACCACGGAGGTGCATGTGCAGCGGTTCCTGTTCCTGGAAAGCAGGGGTAACGGCGTGCCGCCCCCGGGCGAACAGGATGCTCCTCCGTCGCGTGGAGGGTACAGCCAGGACATGGGCCCGGCGTTCCCATCCGACGCCTCCGGACTCGACGACGTCCCCTTTTGAGGCAAGCAATGAAATTCACGATCTACACCAAGCCCGCCGGGCAGATGCGCGCCAGGGCCACGATCAGGGGCCGTCACGCCACGGTCTACAAGGCCGCGAAGCAGGAACAGCGAGAGCAGACACTTGCCGCGTTGCTGGTCCCACATAAGCCGAGCACGCCACTCGAAGGCCCGGTGTTGCTCTACGTCAACGCCGTGTTCGCCTGCCCGGCCAGTAAGTCAAAGAAGTGGCGGGAGGATGCCCTGTGCGGGCGCATCAGGCCCACGACGAAGCCCGACGCTGACAACATCGGCAAGCACCTCAAGGACGTGCTGACGCAGATGCAGTTTTGGGGCGATGACAAGCAGGTTGTCGAGCTGGTGGTGCGCAAATGGTACGGCGTGCGGGATCGCATTGATATCACGTTGCGGACTGCCGATGTCGCGCCGCTCGGGGTGTTTGAAGAATTAGGCGGCGATGCCGCGTGAATAATGCAACCATACTTGCACTATTTGCGGTTGATAGTGCGAATGACGCCCACAGACTTGGCGTATAGCCAGGCGGCGGGCAGGGGAAAACAATGGAAATCAAAGTGGACATCGCAGCACGATCCGTCCGGGATATCGCCGGGCACATCCGCAAGCGGCTCGAGGATGCCGGGCTTGAGATGGTTTACGCCACGGGCGGCGTCAAGGTCATCCTGGACCGGTGGGAACGCCGAGGTCCGGTCTACCGGGTGGAGAAGGCGGGATGAAGGCCCTGGCCCTGATCCTGACCATAACCGCCTACACCCCCTTGGACGGGGGAGGTCAGGGCATTGGGGCCATGGGGCACGAGGTCCGGCCGGGGCTGACATGCGCGGTGTCCAGGGACATGCGCCACCTGCTTGGGACAGAGATCCATGTGGCCGGTGTCGGATGGCGGTTCGTGCAAGACCTTACCGGGCCGGATGCCCGGCGCACCGTGGACCTGTGCGTGGATGACGAAGAGACGGCCAGGGAGTGGGGGAGAAGGGAGCGGATCGTCCGCGTTGAAACCAACCAACCGGGGAGACAGAAGAGATGACCAGAGACGAAGCGTTGAAAGAGGCGTTGGAGATCGTGAAGGCCCAGGCCAGCGTGAGGGCGATGACCGCCGAAGAGATGGCCGCGATGGTCGAGAACGTGGCCCGGGGCATCGTGGCCCTGACCGGCCAGGGCAAGGAACCGGATGCCGCGCCGGCGTCCGCCGTGGACCCCAAAAAATCCATCCGCGAGGCCAGCGTGATCTGCCTGGAATGCGGGAAGTCGTTCAAGATCATCACGAAGAAGCATCTGGCCACGCACGGCCTGACGCCGGAGGCCTACCGGGACAAGCACGGGCTGAAGAAGGGCCAGGCCCTTACCTGCAAGGCCCTGGCCCGGGAGCGGCGCAAGAAGATGCAGGACATGAAGCTGTGGGAGAAACGGACGCCCATGAGCCAGAAGGGCCTGTCCGGGGCTGCGAAGTAAGTAAACCCGCGTCGTGCGCCTCGGGTGGCCGAGGCGCACGGCTGGCGGGCACGTTCGACTTACCGGCTTATGGAGAAGAATTGAGGCCCCCGCAAGGGCAAACACGGAGGGGGGGAATGAGGAACATCCACGTCCTGCACAGACTTGTGGGGAAAAAGATTGCAGCATGCCCTGTCCCTGGATTTTATGGCCCCGGCGAAGAAATATGGATCGAATGCGCAGGTGACGACGAATTGATAACCCTATGGGGACACATGGGGCAAACGGGGACCGTGTTCAGGGCTGAAATGGCCGGCGAGACCATTATGAACGCGACACACAAGGAGCACGGGGAAACAACCGTTTCCCTTTCAACCGCGCGCGGGTTAATCCGCATAACCCCGACCCGGTTCCGTGTGCTTTTCGACCCGCCCCGGGGGCGGTTGGAAATGCAATGTCCGCAAGACGACTTCCTGTCATGGGTCAACGCCCTTTGCCTCCCAGCCCCGCGCCAGTCATTTGCCCGCCCCTTGGTCGGCCGCCGTCGCCCACCCCGCCGGTTCCGCGCGCTTTTCGTCGCGCTGTGCCTCCTGGCCTCGGTCCTTTTCGCCATCCCGGCCTACGCCGAGGACATGACCGCCGTGGTGGTCAGCGTCTACGACGGGGACACGATCACCGTGGACATTCCAGGTGTGCCGGCCGTCTTCGGGGATGACATCGGCGTCCGGATCATGGGCATCGATACGCCCGAGATGCGCGGCGGCACGTCCGAGACTCGCCGCCTCGCCGTCCAGGCCCGGGATGCGGTGCGCGGCTGGTGCCAGGCCGGAGGGGCGGTCACGCTGCGCGATGTGGCCCGGGACAAGTATTTCCGGGTGTTGGCCCGTGTCGAGTGCCAGGGTGTGGATGTGGCTGCGGAGCTTGTGCGGATGGGGCTGGCGAAGCCGTATGACGGCGGCACAAAGGAGGGATGGTGATGTGTGTGTTTTCAGGGTGGACAAACGAGACGCGGATGGGCCTGGAAAAGTTCATCGTTGCCTGTGTCGCCACGTTGGCCATCGGAATCGTTCTTACACTGTGCGCCCTGGCCCAACCCCCAGGAACCGGCGAGGCCCCGCGTAGGGAGTCCGCCACCATCTACGACGCCCAAGGCCGTTACCGGGGCCGAGTGTATGACGGCCGCGTGTTCAATCCGCAGGGCGAGTTTCAGGGCCGCGTTCGCGACGGGAAGGTGTTTGACGCCAAAGGTAATTTTGTGGGCCGGATCAGGCAGGACCGGCCAGGGGGGCAGGATGGATCTCGATAAGGCATCGGCAGGCCATTCCGGCGTGGTCGCAGCCTACGACCTGGAGACGGCCGCGCAGATTGCCTTTTCCCTGCGGGTGTCGCAACGCACGCTGTTCCGGATGCTCCAGGAAGACGATCCGCCCCCGGTGCATCGGTACAAGGCCCGCGGCGTCCTGCGCGCCCACAGTGCCGAACTTGCGGCGTGGCAGTCCCGGCAGTCCCGGCAGGAGTCGGCAGGAGTCGGCAGGCAGGCCCAGGCAGTAGGCCAGGGACCGGCGAGGCTCCGCGTAGGGGATGGTGAATCAAACATTATGCATTCTGGTAAGGAAGAGTTTTCGCTTTGAGATATACTTCACGGACCTTTCGGGGAGTAAGACCGAAAGCTCTTTGGCCGTCATGTGTCTGTTTAACATAATCACTTCGTCTTCTTCCTTTGAGAACCCTCGTTGCCGGGGCGCAAGCGCACCGGCGTAAGGGCCGGATGGGCATAGATGATTTTGGGACTCAAGGGGCGCTTGGCCCCGTGCCTGTCGGCGATGATCCGGCCAGCTTCGGCCGCCGTGACTAGATCAGTCTGTATGTCCATGGCACGCCCTCCCGCCAGGGCCAAAGCAAGAGCCGGGCCACGGGATGATGACACGGACAGTGCATGCCCTCGCGTCAAAGCTTGGCAAGCTGGCCCTCGCGCGCGCGAGATCGGCGGGGTGTCGCGTGAGGCCAGGGGGAGGGGGGGTAAAAGGCTGTCGGGGTTAAGGAAAGAACCGAGTGGGCTCATTCACATACAGTTTCGGCCACATTTTCCCGAAAAAGTGCTCGGCCCTTTTCGCAGATGGCAGAAGATGGCAGTAAATGGCACACCCTGCCCCCTTGATCCCCCTGTAAGATAGCTTCCCAAAAGGGCCGCCTGGACCCCGGGCGCAAGCTGGCGTGACCACGGCGGCCCTCCCATCGGGAGGCCGCATGTCATTCCCAGCCCTGCACCACTTCAAGGCATCCGAGTTCCCCAAAGACCCCTACCGTGTCGCGCACGAGCTGCTTCACAAGCTGGACCAGGCCCGCGACCTCGCCGGGCTTCCGATTCACGTCCATGTCGCCTGGGACAACGCCGGGCATTCGGCAAACTCCTGCCACTACCGCGGCATGGCCGCAGACCTGCACTTCTCCCCCGGCCTTTCGCACTCCCGAGAACTCGAAATCCTGGAAACGGTCGGCTTCGGCGGCATCGGCTTCTATCCCGAGTGGCGGCCGCGCCCCGGGTTTCATGTCGATATCCGGGCCGGGAAGCTGGTCCGGTGGACCAGGATCAAGGGCATCTACCGCTACATGACGCCGGCCGAACTGGCCGGGGAGGTGGAGAGTTATGACCCGCGCTGACCTCGCCAAGCTTTCGGAATCCAACCTTCTGGCCCGCGTGATCTGGGGCGAATGCCGGGGCGTGGACCGCATGGAGGCCTGCGCCATCGCGCATGTGGTGTGCAACCGCGCCGCCCGGCCTGGCCGGTGGGGGCGCGACATCAAGGGCGTCTGCCTCAAGGCCAAGCAGTTCTCCTGCCTGAACGAGAATGACCCGAACCTCCCCAAGATCCTTGCCGGGGATTTTTCGGACGGTTCCTGGGCCACCTGCTTGGAAGAGGCCGCCGGGGCCATCGAGGGGTTGACGCTCGACCCGACCGGAGGGGCCACAAGCTACCACGCCGCAAACATGGAAAAATTCCCGAAATGGGCCATCGGCCGCAAACCCCTGGCGAAGATCGGGAAACACCTGCTCTACGAGGTGCGGTGATGGGCATTCGGGGCTGGCTGCAACACCGCCTGAATCCCCAGCACGTCCGCTGCCGTCTGATCGACTGCGGCATGAGCAAGTGGCGGGCGAACAGGTGGGCCAGGCGGTACGAAAACTGGTTTTACCGGAGGGTGTTGGGATGACCATAGACTTCGAAAAGCTCTTCAAGTCCAAGACCATTTTGGCCGGGCTGGCCATCTTCGCCGGATGGGTCAACCAGCACCTTCCCCAGGGATGGGATATCTCCATCCGCATCGGGACCGAAATCTTTCCGCTGCAAGACCTGACCCTGGCGGCCATTCCCTTGATCTTCTGGGGTCGCATGACCGCCAAGGGCCCGCTCATCGGCAAGGGGGGCGGCGATGCCTGATTCCTTCCCCGTCCAGGCCTACACGGACATTCGACCCACGCTCCAAACCGGCGACGTGGTGACCTTCATCGGCGATTCGC